AACCAGTATAAGATTGATCTAATGGCCTTGTGTAAGGTGAAGCGGTTTAAGCTGCCCTCACAGGGGCTTTGTATTAAGTTCTATATACCGATGCCTAGAACCTGGAGAAAGTGGCAGCGTGAGGCTATGAATGGCAAACTGCATCGGAATAAGCCGGATATTGACAACTTATTGAAAGCTGTCTTTGATAGTTTGATCTCTGAAGATAAGTTCATAGGGCATATTGGAGAAGTATCTAAGCATTGGACAGATGCAGAAAGAGGATGGATTGAGTTTGAAATAAAAAAAGCCCCCTATATGGAGGCTGAATTTCCTAAGAAGAAGCCGAAAGCCTAATTATACGTTTCTAAGATGTTATTTCTCTCTTGGATGGCTCTAATAAGCCGTAAGTGCAGGTTATCTTGTATCCTTTTGTCCTGTTTTACTGTTATTATCTTGATTTGCTTTTCTTTGGAGCGCATTCTTTCGTCAAATGATACGAAATCCCACTCTTTAGCCCCTGTTATCATCATTAAGTTCTGTATTTGGACGTATGCTTGCTTGTAGTTTTGGGAAATATCCCATTGATCCTTCCATTTTAACCTATCGAAGTGGTACATCGGGTTCTTGGGACACTTTATTTCTGCTCCAAAGTCAACTTGTTTGGTAATACTATCGGGGCTACCACCAGAATTGCCCTTTAATGCCTCATATTCGATGAATAATGGGTTTTCTGCACCTAAATACACCATTTCGGTGTTCCTGGTAGTGGTTATGTATCTTTCGTAAGCCGGATATTCATATATTTTACCATGCAGTAATGATTTTACTTCTTCTAGTTCCGGTCTTTCCCACATTACAGTAAACATTTCAAGTGCTTTTTGCTTTATATACGTCCATGCGCCATCCCCAAACACTTCTCCTTTGGCATTATTGCTTAATAACTTGTAATTTTCAGAAGCGGTGAACTTACTCCACCGTTCTGAATACCATTTATCTACTGTATCGTTTATTTCGTTGAACATTTAATATGCTTTTAAGGATAAAATTTCATCCAATTTAGTCTTAGCGGCAAGAGCCACTTTCCGGTATTGCCCGCTTTTGAATGCAGGTACATGGATTTTAGCTACTTCACCTAAGAAATGATCTAATAAGGCTTTATCTCCAGCTTTGGCAAGTTCTTCTGCTTTGCGCTGTTCTTCCTGTTGACGTTTGATTTCAGCCTGTTTCTGTTCTGCTTCCATGCGTTCACGCTCTCTTTTGGCGGCTTCTTCTGTAATGCGCTTTTCTTCAGCCGCTTTACGGGCTTCGTGCTTTCCTTTCATAGAATCAACGAATGAAAGAAATGTTTCTTCTTCCATTGCCCATAAGCCATCCATATTTACATATTCATCTTTGGGGCTGTAATACTGGTATATAACCTGAAGCCTTTTATTCTGAAGTTCATCCTGTTTGCGCCTTTCTGCACGTTCAGATTCTTCTTTTTGGCGGCTAAAAGCTTCTTGCTGCTCCTTAAATTCTCTCTGTTGCCTTATTAATTCTTCATGCTGACGTTTCATTTCGGCTTCTTTTTCAGCTTTGATCCGGTCTTGTTCTACCCTTTCTGCTTCTGCTTTATGGTATTCTTCAACGAACTTGGGGAATATTTCTTCTACCCAAACTTGTTCGCTTGATTCTTTTACAAGGTTGCTTTCAATGTAAGTATCCCCTAAAGCGAAGCAATTATCATGGTACAAAGCACCCATCTTGGTCAATGCCTGCATACGGCTCATATAGGCTTCTTCCTGCCTTCTTTTTTCAGCATCCTTCTTCCGGTTCACTTCATCATCAAAAGCCTGAATTTCGGCATCTAACGGGCTTTCTACCTCTGCAATCTTATTGCACACTTCCTTTTCTTTGGCAACCCAAAGCTTCTGAATCTTAACAGCGTCTTCCCTACCTGCCTTGCAGATTTTGACTGTCAATATCCTAACCTTAGCCACTTCCTTTACGGCTTCTTTGATCTCCAGGTACTTCTCTTTGTCTTCCAAAGTGCGAAGCTTTAAGTCTTTGTACTTGTCTTTAAGGGTGGCAATTACTGAATCTGTAACATTATGCTTTACTAAGCTTTCTTCAATTACTGAATTAAGTGGGTTTTCTACTAATAGTTCTTGTTCCATAGTTTTTATTTCTTTTTTAGTTGATTTCTTTTTTTACCGCAGCAAGGTTTTGGCTTTGGTTTGCTTACTACTATTATTATTTCTTTTGGATTAGTTAGGGGGTTATTGCTTTTCGTTTCCATAGTGGGATGTTATTTTTTATTATAGGCTTTTTTCATACCATTGAAACTTGATTCTGATAAAGCATTGGTTATTTCCATAATAGAATCAATCTCTTTTTTTTTGATTTCTATTTTAATGGACGATATGAGTTCTTCTTTAGCCGTGAGTTCTTTCCACTTATTATGATAAGTTAATTGAAGTTTAGGATTCATGCCAGCCAGTATTTCAAATGATTTTAGTTCTTCTACTGTCTTACAGGCTTGTATCTGATCTTCTATTGGAACTGGTTTTATTTTTTCTGGTATTATTTCCAATGCTTCAAGTCTTTTATCAATATCCGCTTGGGTTATCTTTCCAACTTCATAAAAATTCCTTTCTTCTTTATCTAACTGTCTTACTACATCAAAGTTTAATGATGTTTCTACTTTGGGGTAGTGTAATTTAAAGTTATAAGATATATCTTCTCTTGCTTGGTCAATGGCAGCATTAACGTTATCAAACTGTTCAAGTTCTTTTGTTACAGAAATCTTTTCCATTATAAACTTATCATCGTTCATTATATGAAAGTTTCTTTCTACTGTTATGGAAGTTGTTTTCATTGTTATTTCTTTTGAGTTGTGTCAATTTGTGCTTGGTATTGGCTTTGAATGACTGCCTGGATTTCTTTTACTTGTAGATGTGGTGCGGTGGATTGATCCATCACTTGCCATAAAAGCTGTACCTGTGCATCTGTAAGTTTAAATGTGTAATCCTTTGGTGGCATCCCTGAAATAAATATGATACCTAACATTATTATTGTTACTATAGCTGCAAATATGTTCTTCATGGTTGTTCTCCGTGATTTTTGATTATATAAATTGAATCTAATGGTTTATCTAGAAAAATAGTATCCGATGATGTAGTCCAAATGACAGTATCAACCCATTTGGTTGGGTAGCAAAAATTGGCGTAAATACTATCCCCTCTATAAATTAATTGGATACTATCATACCCTGTTGTTTTTCTCCAATCATTAGGCATAGCTATTAACTTGTCATGCATCCTAAAGTCATACTTGCTATCAATCTTCTCCTTACACCCAATAAGTAACATTGCTATTGTTAATATGACTGAATATGCTGCAAATAGTTTCTTCATTTTGGTTCTATTGTTAAACGGTTATTTTTAAATAAGCCGACCCCGCTAAGAGTAGCTTTTAGGTTAAGATTGTTTTCTTTGATTACTCTTTGTGCTTCTTCTAGTGGGTATCCATTGCTCCAGGGGGATACGTTATATACCAATTCATCTCCAAGATCATTCAGGTTGGTAGAATAGAATTTACGCCGGAAGTCTGCTAGTGCTGCTTGTACGTCTGTTTCTTGTTCTTGTGTCATGCTACGTGTGGTTTATATTTTTCAGTAAGGTAATCTTTGAAGCGTACCCATAGTTCTGTTTTATCTACTGTTTGAGCATCTTCATCAAACCCATGCAATCCCATAAGGCTTACCATCATATCATTTCTATCAGTAGTAAAGATTAGGTAATCTTCGCTGCAAGCCTTTACAAATTCTTCCAATAGCTCCGCTTTAATTTCAGCATCACATGGAGCATCTATGATAGCTTTTAGTTTGTGTTTCATTTTGGTATCGTGTTTTTGATTAAACGTTATTAACCTCTGGTTGTTGTATCATCGCTTTATATGGCATCCAATAAGTTATTGCCATGTCTTTAGAATAAGCTACAACATAGGATTCAATCAATACCGCAAGTGTTGTTTTGTCTTTTTTTGCTTTCCTCATAGCTTTTCTGTACGTCTTATCGGCTATTTTATAGCTACGTGCGTTTCTTTTTTCTTTCACTTTCATACACAAACGTAATACGTATTTCGTATTTCACCAAATTATTTTCAATAAATATTTTTAACTACCTTTGAAACAACTAAAAACTAACAAGCCATGTCATTAGTAGCACTATTAATTTTTTTGATTATTCTGGTAGCGATCTGTTACTGCGTAGCCTTATTGCCTATTGATGTAACCTTAAAGCGAGTATTGGGTATTGTAATCTTCTTGATTGCTCTACTTTATATATTACAGAAGTTTGGGTTGGTAAGCTATATAAATTAAAAAAGGGCTGTTATCGTAGCTAATGATAACAGCCCACACTTTTGAAACTTCGAAAGAAAACCCAATAACCTATGAATACATGATGTGACAAAGATAAAAAACCTGATCTATATTTTACATAGATCAGGTAAGAAATTTTCTTTAGTTATTTCTTATGGTTTACTTGTACTAAGGACTGCAAATATACGGGATGTCGTGAAACGGGACACCCCCTAAATAAAAAAGGGGAATATGAATATATCCCCCGAAAGTACCAAAACAATAATAAATAACTATTAGAGCTTATGAGTACCGCAATATTTTAATTAAGCGTTATTACTTCTGAATGGTCGTTGACGAATGCGAAAGTAACTATTTCGTCATTTCCAACAACTATATTTATTCTTGTACCATTTTCCAGGTTCTTCGCTATTTTCCAACAATCCAATAAGAAATCACTAAACTCATTCTCGGTACAATTAAGGTCTTTGTGCGTTAGTTTTTTGGCTTGGTTCATACAATAAAGTTAAACAAAATAACCTCCGAACATGAAAATGAAGGAGGTATTGACTACATGAAGTGATTTAAACAATGAAAAACCTTCATAAAATTACAAAAAAAGCAGCAAGTGAGCCTACCTACTGCCTTAAGATGAAAAATCAAAATACTTATTCAGGAATTGATATTAGCCAACTGTAGTATTTATCGGCAGTGGCTATAATATTTATTCCGCCACCTAATTGCCCTTGATTTAAAGAAGTTGCCCTTCTCATTACCTCTGTATTGTTTTCTGCATGAGCCATTTCTAAAGCTCTCTTTCTGCAATCTTGTTTGTAACGGGCAAATTCTGTTTTCTGCTTTTGCTGTTCAACATTAATTGTGGCTTGCTTTTGTGCTTCGGCGGGATCATAAACAGGCATTTGGTTAGATTTCCTTACTCTATTTAAATCTTCGGCTGCTTTAAAAGCATTTTGAATACTCATAAAATTTATTTTACTTTTTAATTAATACCTCAAATGTAAGCAAAAAAAATGCGTTACTGGTCGTAATAGTAACGCAAGTAGAAGGGTGAGGTCGCATTAAAACCAAAAACCTAACTTCCAAAAAGTTTTTCAACAACCACTATGCCAAACAATTAACTTATCGGGGGCTTTTATGCTATATATAAAATAAAAAAAAGTGTCGTAAGACTGACAGGTTATAGAAAAGAAATGTAGTTCTCGTAGCCCACAAAAAGGGCAGATACGGTAAGCCAAAGATAAAGTTACACATATCAAATAACCAAATAAAAAAGCCAACACTACTAAATAACTCGTTAAAGCAAAGAACAACTACATAAACCCATAAACAAAGAAATACTGTCTAGCTGTGCGTAGGTGCGGTAACGCATATTTTGCGGGTGGCCTTTTCTTTTTGGGGAATTGTGAATTTGACAGGCCGGCCATGCCTGGTTTTGCTTTTCACTTTTAGTTTGCCATTAATGTATATACTATATTGTTGTTTGCTGTTCAGGATTGAAAGCTACTTCTATTTGGCATTTTAAAGCTGCTGTTGCCTATATAGGGGAATGATCTATGTATTGGTATTGCTTGCGAGTAATAGTGGTACTGGTATTGAGTTATACAGGTTGTTTCCTTAAAGTAACAATAGTTTGTTACCTTCGCAACACTATGAATAGAGTTAATCAATATACTAAAGTGGACCGTTTACCATTTGGAGCTATGAACATTGAGGAATATGCAGCTAATTTAGGAGTAAGTAAGAATGCTATTTATAACACATGGAGAAGAAAAGGTAAACTGGATGGATATGTAATAGTGGTTTTTAAAGGTTTTAATTTTGTGGTGGAAGAAGGGTGTAAGGATAAATAAAGGTAGAAAAATAACGTAACGATTTATTTGGTGAGTTAGAAAAGTTACGTTACGTTTGCAGTATGAAACAATGTTTGGTATGTGGGGTTGAATTTGAGCCTAAGAACCCGAAAGGAGTTTTTTGTTCAAATAAATGCCGCCAAAAAGAACATAGAAGCCGTGTGAATGAATTATTGGCTGAAGCAAGAAAAGGCAAGATTGTTTCGGTAAAAATTGGAAAAGCGAAAGAGCAACCCAAAGCTGAAATTAAAATAGAATCCCCGCCCAAAAAGCAGCCACCAACAGAAAGTAGGGTATATATGAATGATGCGATTAGAAAAAAACTTGGACTTTAAAACTAATAATATATGAAAATAAAAGATTTATCAATCGTGGATTTATATACTTTATATCAGTTTTGGGCTAGCATGGAGAAAGCTGAAATGAAATCAAAAAATAGTGAATTAGTGGAAGAAATTAAAAGCATTATAGAAACAGAACTTTTTGACCGTTCAACAGATGTAGATGAAATATCTGATGCTTTTAGCGCATTTTTTAACGCCGAAGTAAAACAAACAGTATGAATATGCAAATTAAATTTAGATGGAAAAATAATCATTCCCTTGTTGAGATTTACCGCGAAGATTATAAGCAGAGTTATGAAGCATGGCTTTGTTATTATGACCATTGTGATTATTGGGAACGATTCTAAAACAAACAGTATGAATATAGAAAAAGAAATATTAGCCGCTCAACGGGAAATAATACAGGGATATTATATAAAAATATTTAACCAAAATCCTACCATTGAAATAATACTTCAATGGCTGGAAGATGATCTGAAATATTTGTTGCAAGAGGATGCGGTTGAAACGGTAAAGGATATTACAAATCCATTCAAAGCAGAACAAAAGCCTACCGAAGATGAATTATGGGAAGGGATATTATTTGATTGTCAACAAAGATTTGATGATAAGTTTTTTGAATACGGTGTACCATATTGGGCTATTGCAGACTTTTTAGATAATATTAGAAAAGAATATTCAATTATTAAAAAACAAAAAATATGAAAGAGTTAAATGAAGCAGCACTAATTAGTTTTGGTAACTATTTGCTGTCAAAAGAAAGAGAAGATAGTTTTAGAAGTAATCCATCATTCCCCGATGGGCAACTATTGAAAGAAAGGTTGTCTGTTGTGCATGATTCTGATTTAAAAAACTGGTTTGAATATTCAATTACTAAGAAATGAAATATACCTACATAGTAAGCTGGACAATTACTATTATGGCTTATGTACCTTGTAAATCAGTTGATCTTATTGCGCCGCAAGTTGTGGGTATGGCTGATTATATCTGTTCAGAAACAGACGAAAAACATTTTAGTATCGGATTCTTAAATAGGGATTCAGCTTTACTTGTGTATAAAAGATGCATTAGTAATGATATAAGAACTGTTAAGTTGGATTCAATCGGATATAAATGAGAGTAGCATTAATTGGCTTTATTATATTTTTGGCTGCTTGTAAGCCTACCGAAACCCAACAAACAGCGTATCCAGACTTCCCGAAACATATACGGCATGGCTACTATGCCCCGCTTGATACATTAGAGGTTAGATTCGGGAATGATCTAAATTCAGGATTCAATATAACTCTACCTGATTCACTAATGATGCAGATATTTGATTCTCTTTCAGATAAAATTAAAGAGCAATTCATTATCTCGGACAGCATCAAGCACTCTAAAACTCATTTTAAGACTATTTAAGACAGTCAACCAATTTTTGACACTCTGATACGTTTTTGATATTAAACCGCCAAGAAAGGCGGTTTCTGCGTTAAACAGGGGCATTATTGGAACAAGTTAGCCTGACGCAAAACATTAATACTACTCTTAACTATTGAAGGTTCTATTGGCTTGTAGGCTACTTCTCTTGCTTTATTATCAGTTTTTACGGGGTTACGAAGCATCCATGTAAATCCCATTCTCCCCGACTTTAGCATCCGTTTATTACCTGACCTATAAATTAATTCCATCCGGTCTAGCTCTGAAAGCCTTTTCCACACCCTGCTTTTATCTACTCTCATGTAGGCAGCTAGGTCTTCAAATGTTCCTTCATTAATCTCTCTTAGGGCATCTAGTATCTGCCTGTAGGTTTCATTTAGTTCTTCGACTTTAAGGCTTCTAAATGCAGCCTTAGACGTTTCTACAACGTTTCTCATGGTTGTGTTAGTTTTAGTATGTTAGAAAACATTGGTTTTAAACTATCCCCTTAATTGGTAGTTTTATCGAATTGTTTACTTCGTTCCCGTAAACATCCCATCCTTCGTATTCGAAATCAGGGAAAAACCCCTCTCTGCTTCTTGCAAATATTTCCAATCTGCGTTCCCCAAATACTTCAATAGATTTTCTTATTTGGTCAGGCTTTTGGCTATGCTTTGCATTTTTAGATGATATTTTAAATATCGTGGGCATTGCATTCCTTTTAGGGTACATTTTAATCTTACCCTTATACCCGAAAACAAGAAATTCTGTTCTATTATGGAAGCCAAACAAGCAAAGACCATTCATTTTATCCCAAGTAATTGTTCTCTGATATTTAAACCCCCATGCTTTTAAAATTTCAAACGTTTTTGGTAAATAGGATTGGGTCGCCCAAACAAAGCAAACACAATTATCATCTGCAATTTCATTTATTGGCATATTCTTAATATCATCAATATTCATAGTTTCATAATCAAAATGAATTTGATTAGGTCTAGCCTTTCTTTGTATCTTTTTTACTTCCCATGGGGGGTCAGCATATATCACATTGTACTTCATATTAAACTATTTCTTTTATTTGAGTATTACCATAAGCTATTTCACTCATGTTTTCTTTAAATTTCTGTAAGGCTTTTAACGGGCTATCAGCCCATATCCATACATATCTTCTTTTACCTTTAGTGTATAATGCTATTTTGTACTTATTCATAGTTTTTAATTTCTTCTTTTACCTGTTGCCAATACTTATAAACACTTCCATTATGGCTATTTGTGGATTTATAACTATCCATTATTTCATCAACCGCTATTAAAGCACATTGTTTGGCTACTCTAAAAGGATTTTTATGTATCTCATTAAATTCACTTCCGATTGTACTTGGATATTCAAAGTTTTTAAACTTCTTAACCAGTTCTTTTGCTTTCTCTTGTGCTGTCATAAGTATTTAATTTGAAAGTATATATTTGGTTTGTCGTTTAACTTGTATCTATTAACCCAACGTTCCATTATCATTCTCCTATGAGGTCTGGAAGTAAACTTCAAAGTATCAATCAAATCTCCTTCATAATACAAAGCAACATACCCTTGTGAATGAGCTATTACCTTTCTTTCGAAATTATCTATCTTAATACCTATTCTATCTCCCAGGTTACCATTGATTGCTAGACTTACCATTACACAATAGATTTTTTAATTACGCTCAATTCAGAATCATGTCTTACAATCATAAAATTATTTTCAACCATAAAGTTCTCAAAGGCTTTTAATGCTTTGTATGGTTCTAATGTTTTGCTTGAAATGATAAATACTTTTCTTTCTTTTATTTTCTTTTTTATCATGCCAAAATAAAATTCATCACTTACTGATTTTTCAACTACCAGGTTTACTTCTTTGCCATCTTTTTTATCTTCGTATTTCCAAAAGCAAACCTCACCGCAGAAGTCTCCTAACAACTGCTCATGGTGGTACTTAATTTCTTTACCGCAGGATTTACAATGTTTCATTTTGTTTATTGTTTTGTATGTTTAATTTCAATCCGAAAATCAAAGTTTCAATAAGCGGGTAGTCATTCAGCAAACAAGTAGCATCTAAACTTATAGCGAATATCTTTTGGGCTATTTCTGGTGGCACTTCTCCTTCAACTCCAGTAGCGATATTGCGGTACGTATCGTTGACCAAATGCTTGTAAAGTGCGTTTGTGGTTTTATGTCTTACTATTGTCATGGTTAAAAATTTATATCGTCATGGTACGGCTTCCATTGCCTTTCCGGTTCAAACCTTATCTCTTGCGTACTACTTGCTAATAGCAGTTTTGGGTCGCATGGTATCTGTCCGGTAATAGGATCGGAAAACCTTTTCTTGCTCCAAATCATGTTTAATTCAAAACTGCCTGTTTCACCACCAGTTCTTTTGCGCTTAACCTTTTGAATGTAAATCTGAACTTCTTTGCTTGTTTTGTCTATGTGATAGTTTGGTCTGTAATAGGAAATTATGTTATCAGCTTTGTTGCCCCACATTGCCCCACCTGCTATATCGTACATATCAACAACAGGCAATGACTTGTCAGCTTCTCTTTGCGGCTTAACAGGATGAACGATGATATTGTATGAAACATTGTTCAGTAGGGCAAATCTTTTGATATTTTTAAGAATTTCAGACAGGTATTGATCTTCCCTTTGATACGCCTTTTGGTTGTGGTCAAGCTGATTAAACGGGTCAATCATAACTCCATCAACACCTTTCTTCATAACCAGGTATCTGAACTTCTCATTGATAGAATTTACATCGTGTTCGTTTTCGGGGTACACGTAGTATATGTGGTTGTTAATGAAGTTTGCTGCTTCGGTATATTCATGTTCACTCATGTTTTGCAGCCACTTCCCTGCATACATTTCGATAATATCATCGTAGAAATCATAAGCCGGATAATTTTCGGGGCTGAATATTGCCCATTTCCAACCATCGAATATGCTTTTGGTAAGCATAAGCTGTAAAGCGAATGTTGTCTTGCCATGATTACCGTAGCCTGTAAAAAGATTTATTTCACCTTTCTTCCACCTGAAAAACTTATCCATGCAATCAAACCTAGTGGTAGGTGCTAAAACAACTCCCTGTTTGAAATTGTCAAGCATGACAGGGAATAAATCATCTACGTAGTAAACCCCATCAACGGGTATTAATTCAGAACTATTAATGCACCGGATAACCGTTTGCTTGCCCAAGTATTGCAGCACTTCGTTTAAGTCTTTGCAACGTCTTTTCAACCCGCTATCCATTGGCACAACTTCTTCAATCGGGTAAGTTATCAACCTGCATCTTTCAACACCCAATCTTCTTACAAGTTCTTCTTTTAGTGCCTTCCCTGCCTCGTCATTATCAGTAGCAATAACAAACTCATAAATACCCATAAGCCAATCAGAACAGTTGTCAATGTACTCTAGCCTTTGGTTGCCCTTACTTGCGCCGTTAGGGACAGACAAGACAGCCCATTTAGCCATTTCTTCGTTGGTAAGTACGCCTTGTTCGTCATGCTCCAAATCCCTACCAAACCCGCTTTCGTATACCGCCATACAGTCAAACTCACCTTCGGTTATGATAACGTACTTCTTATCCCCCATTGAACTAAGGTTATAGAAGATAATTTCAGCATCCTTAACCATTTTAAAATGCTTATTCCCTGACCTAAACTTAATATTCACCATTACGCCATCCCTGAAATACGGGAAACAAATACACCTTTCTTTTTGGTTAGATTGCGGCATAAATTCTTCTCTACCGAAAATCATAAACTTATCTACCGTTTCATGTGAAATGCCTCTTGCCTGGAAGTATTGAACAACCTTATCATTCAACTCCCTGTTTTTTAGCATATTCTGGTCAGGCTTCTCATAGTGCTTGTTGCTCTGTTTTGCGATAGATGTTCTTACATTCCCCTTCCATCCGCAGTTATGGCAATTATATTCGCCCGTAGTTACGTTTACGGATAATGGTTTATCATTCTTGTTTTTCCTACCGTCAGAACATTGCGGGCATTTCACCTTATCGCTACCTGAATGTTTTGTTAGTTTTATTCCTAAATCGGAAAGCTTATCGTAGTACATAATTTAAAATATTGCGCCTTTTAAAATGTTAGATGGTTTATAATCGCCGCTTTTGATAAATTCTTTTTGCTTTTCGCCTACCTTTTGAATCGTTCCATCGGAAAGTTGAACTTGCGAAAAATCCTCTAAGAATTTTATACCTTTTACTTTCTTATTTGTATTTTCATTTACATCTTCCATATGATTGCTCATATGACCTGTTTTTTTTGAATACTGATTTGCCCCGTTTTTGTTATTAACTCTACTGACAACGAATGACTTACGTTTAGTTTGTTCTTCTTCTAATCTTTTGTTGTAATACAAACCGTTCTCATCTTGAACGAATTTATCCAAAACCTTATCCACCAGTTGACCTACCGTATGAGCCATCATATGTTTGGTCATATGACCTCTATTGAACTGCATCATTAACAAATCCATGTAAGCCCCTTTTTCTTCAAAGGACATACCCATAGTGCCACCTAGCCAATCGTTAGGATAAAATAAAAAAGCGGGGTCTTTAGCCATTTAATAGCTTTAATTAGTTAAGCAATATTCAGTTTTCACAAAGGCACGTTTTGGGCAATAGATTATTTGCACCGATATTTTAGTGGGTTTTGGCGGTGCGGATTCAGGCAAATCGTCAAGATTTGACATGTTTAAACCTCCTTGTATTAGCTCCTTTTGGGGGAGTGTGGTTGTTAGTAATTGGTATGTGTGTGCATAAAAAAACGGATTAAAGTATTTGGTATTTATCCGTTTTTAAATCTCCATGTTGAGAATTTCGAAGCAAGCAATAGCTTCTTCGCCTGTCCAGTTAATTAAGCCACTACGCCTTTGAGAAATTTGGCTATCGTTCAACTCAATTCCCTTCGCTAATAACTTCTCCTTTAGCCACCTATTGGGGCGACCATCCATTGCTATGTTTATACGTTCATAAACAGGGAGCTTAACTGTTGTTTCTGCCATTTTTCAATTTGTTTATTACACAAATGTGGGATTTTATTTTAAATAAAAAAAATAATTTATTTCCTTGAAAGATTATTTGGTAATATAAAAATGTTCAATAACTTTACACCGTTGAATGATTAATTGAAACGTTAGAGGTTCTTTTTTTAGAGTGATGTTTTTCTTTATTAAGTACAGAGGCGGTTGCTTGAGAGGTGTAACCGCCTTATTTTGAAAGTTCTTTGAATCTCATATACACAGATAGGTGTGAATCATATTCTCACCAAATACAGCGAAAGAAGCGGCAGCTTATATGCTACGAAAACGGTAACGTTAATGTGATCCGTTGACAGCTTGGAAAGCATAGAGATACAACAAGCATGGACGAGAGTAAAAAGCATTAAACGGTGAGCCACTTCGAAAAAACAAACGGGGAGTAAGATGAAAGAGGAAGCTTACTCCCTTATTTTGAAAACAAGTTCTTTAACATAGCTTCAAAGGCGATGGCGGGATAAACAAATGGGAGTATCCCTAACGGGGTATTATATCACATCGGAGCGGCAAAGATGCCATGAATACGCACCGCCAAACTTATTCAACTGCTTTGAACGCAGCGTTGTACGTTGATGATATAATGAGGTCAAGTTATATCACAGAGCAGTTAATGTTTGTTTTGGATTTTCTCAATAAGCAGTTTAGTTTAACAACGGGGATTGTTTTTACTCTCCCCATCCTTTTAAAAGTTTAAAATTAAATTATATGAGTTTTAAGGTCGTATGCTTAAATAAAGATGGTTGGCTTGAAGAAAAGAAGAATTGGTTTGGTAGAAAAAAATGGGTTGATGGCGGTATGTACCCAATAAAAGATGAAATATGTACCGTAATAGAGGAATTGAGTAAGCCTGGTTTCTACTTCTTAGATGAATATGGTGATACTTTCGAAAAAAGTCAATTTGTGCCATTAAAAAGTGATGGGCTTATCGAAGTAACTTTCGAGCAAATAAGGGAAGACTTAGGCATACCACAAGGCAAAAACTAACAGCCATGCAATATATCTTAGCAGTATTACTAATCCCATTAGCCATTATGCTAATTAAAAGCAGGTGGATTCACCGGAAACACTCAAAGCTAAAAGATGAATGGGGTGATCTACCAACTCATACCAAAGAGCAACAAGACTTCTTTAAAGGTAAGCCATCAGTAAACTTTCATGGAAGATTAATAAACATGGATGAACACGCAGATGGTATCGTAGAAGAAAAATAAAACTATATGACAATATTTAAGGAATTACATAAAAGGATGGATGCTTTTGCAGAAAATATTGCTAAAGAGGTTGCTGAAAAAAGATTCTATGAAATAGAAGAAATAAAAGCTATCGCTAAGACTAGGCTATTTTGGGCAATACACGACTGCCTACAAATACAGGTTACCGAAAAGGAAAAAGAGAGAAGGGAATTGGTTGAAGCTTATGGCAAAGTAAGTGGGTCGCATAAAACAATTAAAATAGGGGTTGAGATTTCTAAAGTAAATGCCGAAAAAAAAGATGCTAACCGCCTTATGCATACTATACAAGATTATAATGAGTATGAGCAACTAAAGCATTACGTGAAAGATAAATTTGGTGAAAACGCCTTTTTTGATTTTGTTAATAATTATTTGGATCGGCAAGAAAACAGAAAAAGGAAGCCGTATAATTCTAAAGATACGGCACAATAAAATATCAAACAGCCAATCTAACACTATGGTAATCAATACAGAAACAAAAGAAGAAATAGATGTATTTGGATATATATACGATAACACAAAACTTCTTTCTATAAAAGATGTACTAAGCTGTTGCCATGATGATTCAGCAGGAGCAGGAATAAAATACCTATTTGAAGATAAACTACGTGATTTAGTTAAAAGCAAACTTAATGATTTATGGGATTAGCCGAATTACAACTTATCCGCCAAAGAAGGGAAACAATAGTACCAAAGAAGATATACTCCATAAAGAAAATATCTGACCGCAAAGCCAATAGAATAAAACAAAACCAGGAGAACGGAAGCGATAAGGATATGGATAGGTTTTTTGAAAGGATGCGTAAAAGGCTTATAGGTACTTGCCAATGTGGTTGTGCAGAACCTTCCCAAAAGAAAGATGATACCTTTTACCGTAATTGCATTTGCCACATTTTCCCGAAGCGGATTTTTAAAAGTATAGCAACACATGATCTTAATTGGGTAGAGCGTAGCTTCTGGAACGGGCATCATGGGAATATGGATAACCGCAGCATTGAGTTATGGAAGAACTTTGCAGACTTTGATGATATAAAAGAAAAGTTCCATGCACTAGCACCACTACTTACGGATGAAGAACGTAAGACAAAGTTTTATCACAATTTGGAAGATTTGATTTACGGGGACTTGAAGAAAAGCCCCTTAAAAAAAGAGGCTATTGGAAGTTAGATTTGGTTAAACGACCCTTATAAAACGAAGCTAAAATAATTAGCAGATGCAAATATCAACCAAATTATTGATACAAAGGTTAAATAGTAGGAATTATATAAGAATTAAATAAAATGATACAAATGATCTCTATTTGCGTTCCTACTTACAATCGCTTCCGAATGACTATTGAGTGCTTTGAGCAAATCCTTTATGATGATAGAGTAGGCGAAGTGGTTATTGTAGATGATGCAAGTACAGATGGGAGTTATCAGAAATTAGTTGAGCATTTTAAATATGAAGCTAAAGTAAAAATGTACCGCAACGAAACCAATAGAGACTGTTATCAAAACAAGAAGACAGCTATTGAATTAGCTTCAAACAATTGGTGTTGTTTATGGGATAGCGATAACATATTTTCCACTGGTTATTTGGATGAAATTTATAAATATGGGTGGAATGAAAATATAATTTATACGCCTTCATTTGCTGCACCGCACTTTGATTTTAGCAATTTTGGGGGGTTATTGGTTACTTCAAAAAACATTACTGAACATATACACAGACCAATGTTTGAGGTGTGTTTAAACGCTTGCAATTACTTCGTAAATAGAAAAATGTATCTTGAAGTTTGGGATGGCAGTATTGACCCTATAACTTCTGATTCTATTTATTTCGCCTATAAATGGCTAGAATCGGGTAAAGCTATATATATAGTTTCTGATTTAACTTATTTGCATAGGGTTCATCCTGGTTCGCATTACCAAAATAATGTTCACAGGACAAAGGAAGGATTTCACGAAAATATTTTACAGAAACTAAAAGAATTAAGATGAAGACAATATATAAAATAGGGGAGATTGAATTGATTCTTGAACAGATTTCATGTATTGATAAAATGAGTGGGTATTTATCAAACGTTAAACATATCCCTATTTGGCTTACAGGCGGTAGTGAAAAGATAATTATTGAAATTTGTGCTGAAGGGGATGAACGACAACCATACCAATCCGACCCACATAAACATTCATTCGTAGTAAGAGCGGAGAAAATATACGAAGATTTTAAATTAGCATGGCATAAATCTATATCCGAAAGTAATATAAGCGAAAAAATATATGGTAACATTCAATAATGCGGGGCGGCTAGGCAATTATTTGTACGAATTTGCTTGTGCTTGGGCTTATGCTAAAAAGAATGATCTAAAATTTACTGTACCACTTAATGATAGCAATCCAAAATGGTGTCCCGTTTATTTTAAAGAATTAAGAGATTATTCTTATAACAATAATGAAATAATAGGGGGGAAAGTAATTCATTGGGAGAACGGGCATCATTACCAACCATTAGACTTCTTTGAAGAGTGGAGAGATTATAACATAGTTATTGAGGGGTATAGGCAATCATATAAATATTGGGATGAATACAGAGAAGAATTATTGAAAGCCTTCAATTTTCCTTATGAAATGAATAAAGGCGTGTGTGCTGTTCATATACGCAGGACAGATTATCTTCAGAATCCAACAAAACATCCGGTAGTTACACTTGAATATTTGAGTATGGCACTTGCTATTATGAGCAACCAATATGGCATATACAGATTTGATGTTTTTTCAGATGATATTGCCTGGAGTAAAGAAGCCTTTCAATATTTGAATGATTTTTATCAGGTATCATTTTCTGAAGGGAGAAATGAAATAGAAGATTTAATTTTAATGTCTAATTGCGAACATATTATTTGTGCAAATTCAACTATGTCAACTTGGGCAAGCGAGATTAACCAAAACCCAAATAAAATTGTTATAGTTCCACATCAGGATAATTGGTTTGGGGATGACAACAAAAAATTAGAGGTTTACGATATGTACCGTCCAGAATGGGTAACCATAAAATATTAATAAAATATACTCCAATATACGATTTATGATAGGACAAGAAGAGCAGAAATTAGTAGGTCGAGATACCTGCTTGATAGATTTACCAAACGAAATTTGGAAGCCAATACCGAATTATGAAGATAGGTATATGGTTAGTAATATCGGAAGGGTTAAGGCTATATTTAGAGTTGTACCCTACAATAAAGATAAAAAAAGAACTTCGTATAGAAGTGAACGTGTTATGAAGCAAAAAACGAGAAGCGAGTATTGTGTAATTTCTCTTTTAAAGGAAAAGAAAAGAGCATGGCCTCCAGTACACAGATTAGTGTTAATAGCATTTGTTGGGATGGTTGAAGGCAAAAACCAGGTTAATCATAAGAATGGCAATAAATACGACAATAGACTTGAAAATTTAGAGTGGTGCAATGGAAAAGAAAATATCCAACACGCAATAAGAACAGGGTTGAAACCAGATATTGCAGGGGAAAAGCATTTCAAGGCGCAGCTTACAGAAAATGATGTATTAAGAATAAGAAGCCTTAGAAATATTGTAATTTATAAAGATTTGGCTAAAGAATATAATGTTGGGTTTTCTTGCATTGATAAAATAATGGGCAGAAGAACTTGGAAGAATATTTAAAACTATCTAATAATGGCTATTGGGAAAGAAGAAGTTGATTTGGTAAGCGGGTTGTTCTCGTTTTTGAGCGTGAAACCTATAATTTTTGACGCTGGTTCAAACAAGGGATGTTGGGCAGATATAATGCTAAAAGAATATGGTGATAACTGTACGATTCACCTATTTGAGCCAAATAAAATGCTTTTAGACTATACACGCATTAAGTATGAGTATAGAAAGAATATTGTTTATAATGAAATAGCTATTTCATTATATGAAGGTGAAAAGGATTTTTATTATTTTGAGAATTTCAATAATGAGCTTTCGTCTCTATATAAGCAGGATTGGTGGGAAAAAGAACTACCAATGAAAGTAGGAGTAGTTAAAACCACATCCATTGATAAATATTGTCAAGATAACGGTATTAAGTATGTTGATTATTTAAAAATTGATTGTGAGGGCGGCGATGTAGAAGTATTTGCAAGCGCAATAAGATTTCTTAAAGAAGAAAAAATACGGTTTATTCAAATAGAATATGGGGGGCATTATCAAACATCAAAAAAGAAATTTCTTGATGTAATAGGGATAGCAAATGCAATGCAGTACCAAGTATATTCATACGATGGGAATAATTATAATGAAGTAAAAAAAGAAACTTTCCAAGAAGACTACCATTACGAAAACTACATAATAACCAAAGAAGAAATACATAACTATACAGTAGGATGGGATAGAGAGTTTATTGAAAGCACAAAGGACTTGGGGAAGTTTGATTTTGTACTGGAAGTTGGATGCGCAGAAGGGCTAACATCTAAGTATATATGCGAAAACTTGCTTGAAAATAACGGGAGAATGATAGCTGTTGATCCGCTAAAGGATGTTTATAGGGAGGGGCATGAAGATTATTACACCTTCTTCAAGCAGCAATACCAAAGATTTGTAAGAAATACAAGAGGACTACCAATAGAACTATTCAGGGAGGATAGCAGAAAGGTGCTGCCAAGATTCCATGCTTTTAGATTTTCGTTATGCTATATAGATGGAGACCATAGTGAAGAAGTGGTTTACAGAGATGCGGTTAATTGTTTCCCTATAACTAAACTTGGCGGGTATATATTATTTGATGATTGGGATAACTGGAGCAAGGAAACGAAAAGAGGGATTGATACATTTTTGATGGAATATGAGACCAAATACGAGATAATAAAAAGCGGCTATCAACTACTAATAAAAAAGACAAATGATTGATTTAAGCACAAGAGAAACATTGATTGCTACTTTACCGAAAGAAGGCTTTGTTGCTGAAATAGGGGCAGAAGGCGGCAACTTTGCCAAGCGGATATTGAAGATGAATAACCCAAAAGAATTGTATTTAATTGATTGTTGGGAAAACCAAAGTGAAGATATTTACGGCAACGATCCAGCCAATAATTCAAAAGAAGTAAAAGACGCACAATACAGGAACGTGGTTGAAAAGTTTTGGCATGACAGGAATGTTTATGTCATTAAACGTTACTCCAAAGATGCTGCGCCACTATTCGCAGATGGGTACTTTGATTGGGTTTACATAGATGCTAATCACTTACAGGCAAGACAAGATATTGAAGCATGGTGGCCTAAAGTGAAATCCGGCGGGATAATTTGCGGCCATGATTATACAATGTGCGGTGATTATATAACAGTAAAAAGAGATGTAGATGAATTTGTTGCAGAGCATAACTTAGATTTATTTGTAACAACGGGGGCTAATGGCGATATTTACGAAAAGAATTATCCTTCGTGGGGATTCAGAAAACCATAACTAATGAATAAAAGACAGGTAGTAATCTTTGTAGCCGATTCGAATTACGTAGATCATGTAAAATCATTAGCCGTTAATTGTAGGGAACACGGGAACTATAAGGGGGATTTCGCTGTAATATGTCCAACAGGTAGCGATATTAAAAAGGAATTTGAGCCGTATGGATTTCATATCTTAGAAAGGGGCAGCACTACATTCTTCCAAAAGTTCTTTGTATTTGATGAATACTTCAAGCGTTGGGATTCTGCTTGTTATATGGATTGCGACATTATCATTCAGGATGATATGCAAAGGCTATTTGACCTACTCAATAATGACGGCAAATACATTTACATGGATACAGAAGATGGCAGTACAATGCTATCATTCTGGAGAGATACCAAAGCCAATGAGCATAAAGATGTATATGATTGGATGCGCACCAATTACCCCCATGTAGATAGCCAAACATTTAATTCATCAGTAATAGTATTTAAGCCTGAATCTATACCTGCCAATGCACCACAAACTTTAATATGGATACAAAACCAAATTGAAAAAGTAAATAGCGCAGTTGAAGGTGGAACGGATCAGCAAACAATCAACCTATTACTTGCGCCACAATGCAAAAGAATACCAAGTAAGCTATCAACTTTTTGGGGATTAGCAGAACCACAGAATGACGTAGTATCGGAAACAAGAGGATGGGTTGGCGGGGAAGTTCCGGTAGCAATACATTACACCAGGTGGTACGCAATGTGGAATAAAAAAACACCAGACGCAGATGCTTACCTGATTCGTAAGTTTAATATGCCTACTTTCGAATTTTATCATCAAAATCTTGAAAAGTTCAAAGACTTACCAAAATCAACAGCAGAACTACCACCTATGACTTTAGGAGAACTATTCAATCATTTTGGTTCAGATAAAGAATCAGGGCATCTATACGCACAATACTACGAAAAGCATCTACCAAAGAAAGTAAATAAGCTAGTAGAGATAGGGGCTTGGAAAGGAAGCGGTATTACAGCCTTTAAAGAATATTACAAAAGCGAAGGAACATTTTACTCACTTGATAGGTTTATATTAGGTCATGGGTTAATAACTATGGGTGAATTGATGGCAAGAAAGATTGTACCAATACAAGGAGACCATGATGATTTTACTTTCTTGAAAAGTATTAAAGAGCAGTTCACCGTTATCGTAGATGATGGAAGCCATCATTGGAAATCACAAATAAACCTGTTCAAAAAACTGTTCGAAAATAATATGGAAAGCGGTGGAGTATATGTATGTGAAGATATTTTTGATGATGCATATTGGGGGCAAGGATTAATAAAAAAGAAAGAGCAAAACATAAAAGGGCTATTAGAAAAATACCAAAGAGGCGAAAGCATGGCAAGTGATTTTATATCAGAGTACGAAAGCATTACCCTTGCTTCAATGATTGATGAAGTATTTATTTATGATAATATTGTTTTTGTAACTAAAAAATAAGAAATGAATCAGCTAGTAAACAAAATAGATGAATCTATAGTTAAGGTATATGAAGACGGTAGTTTAGTACCAACCGTTTACGAAGGTTCATACGTTATTGAAGACGATACTTCATTCAGGTACTTTATATTTTCTGGTTCAACCATTGTAGATAAAATACCTTATGTTAATACACAATATACTATTGAATATAGTGCTGACGAAGCGTAAAAAATAAACCTATGCTAATATCATTACCAGAAATAGTACAGAAATATAATCTTAATACAAAAGGCGTAGTCCAAGTGGGGGCGCATTGGGCTGAAGAACATGAAATTTATGTTGAATTAGGAATAAAAAATATAGTGTATATAGAACCATGCAGGAATGCGTTTAATGTATTAATGTCTAAATTTGTAAATCAAGAAGAAATTAATGGGGTTATATTATTTAATTATGCTTGCGGGGAAAATGAGGGGGAATTAGATATGTTTATTTCTGATAATAATCAGGGGCAAAGCAATAGTCTTTTGAGACCAATGTTGCATTTAGAACAGCATAAAGAAATAGTGTTTACTCACCATGAATCCGTTAGAGTTATCGCATTAGATAAATTGTCATTCGACAAAACAAAATATAATTTGCTTATTATGGACGTTCAAGGCGCAGAGGGATTGGTATTAAAAGGAGCAACAGAAACACTAAAGCATATTGATTGCATATACACAGAGGTAAATAGAGGACAGACCTATGAAGGGAATATGGAAATATATGAAATGGATGCTTACTTGTCTAATTTCGGGTTTGTTCGTGTAGAAACTTATTGGCCTTCGCCTTCATGGACTTGGGGAGATGCGGTGTATATATCTTACGAATTGGATCATTTTTATAAAACAGGAGTTAGGCTTAACCCGTAATTATTATGATTAATACACCAGATTGGACTAGACCAAGAATTAATGTTGTGTACCCGCCAAATTCATTCACAGAGTACGAGCGTTGGTATTATGAGAATTTTGAAGGAGAACAAACAGATAGAGAATACCTTCCTATATTCTATTGCGGCTACCAAGTAAATCACGATTACGGCAATGATGTTCAAGCGATGTATGAACTACAAAGCTATGTAGATAGCCTTCCAACAGATAAGAAGTATTACACTATTTCGCAATACGATAACGGGGTAGGAGTAGATTGGAAAGGTAAAGATGTACTTGAATTTAACATGAGCAAGAAAGGCGAAAATATGTACCCGCTTCCACTTATAGGGCAACCACATCCATACGTATTCAATTCAGAGAAGAAGTATTTGTGCAATTTTGTTGGCGGCATGACACATCCAATAAGAAACCATGCGCTAACATTAAAAGATAAAGAAGGGTATTATATTTCTTTTGAAAGGCATGATCCATTGGAGTATTGTAAAATATTAAGTGAAAGTGTTTTTACTTTATGTTATAGGGGATATGGGATTAATAGCTTTAGAATAGCTGAAGCATTACAGTACAACTCAATTCCGATTTACATAAGCGATGAATTTATTGAGCCACATAATGTACGGTTTCAATCTTATGGATGTAAAATGACAGTACAACAATTTGACGAAGCCGAACTATTTATGTCAATATCAAGAGGGCTTGGTTTAAAGGGTGATACAACAACAACGCAGGTTTATCAAGAACTATACACCTACGAAGGAACAAAAGACAAAATATTAAAGCATTTATTAACTTTGAAATAAAAACTAACATGGCTACTTTACAAAAAGAACCAACAAAAACAGAAGAACCAGTACCAGTTGCTAAGTATGAAATCAAAAATCCCATTTTGTCGGCGCAACTTATAAGAAAATATCCCGACAAAGATGTGCCTTACCCAAGTGAAGACGCAAAAGGGATTGCCGATAAAATGTTTAAAAACGAAAACAGGATAGAACTTGAAAACGTTTTATTTGATGTTGATGATGCTCAAAAAGGCGGCAGGAAGGAAGTGAAAATAAAAGGTGATTTATCGGACAAAACACATCATTCATTATTCCAAATGGGGTTTAGAATGAAAATGGGGTATGAACAGAAACCCGCACACATGATTAACGCTAATACGGATCACGTTGATTTTAACAAAAGTTGGACACTTATAACATGGTAGCAGATTGGCAACGGTACTTCCATCACATCTTCTGTATAAATCTTAAAAAGAGAACAGACAGATTAGAAAGAGTACAATATATATTTCAAGAATATGGTATTGATGCTACTATCTATGAAGGCATTGAATGTGAAAAAGGTGCAGTAGGATTGGTTTTAACCATGAAAAAACTGTTTACTGAATGCTTGGATAATGGAATTGATAGGGTATTGGTTTTTGAGGATGATGTGAAAATGCTGCATGATCCTTACACTTTCCATAACACAATGAATAAGTGTGTTGAAGATTTAAAGCGGGTAGATTGGCAGCAATTCTATTTAGGTACACAACACCCAAAACCTTTCTTTAGATGGGAAACGGAGAACATATTGCCAGTAGAATTAGCCTTTAGCACTCATGCAGTAGCGTATGGTAAAAGAGCAATGGAAGCAGCCGAATGTGCTTTTATAGACGAGCCTATTGATAACTGGTGGGTAAGGGAGTTCCAAAAGTATAACCTAAGTTTTTGCAGCTATCCAATATTATGCACACAAGAAGCCATGTATTCTGATATTGGCAATGATTATATTGATTGGGATGTTTACATAACACCAACGTTTGAAAGGCACGTTAGACCTATATTACATGACAGATTTAAAAAACAAAAAGTATGAATAAAGTTCCCTATACTCCATTGGGACGGAGAATATTAATTAAAGAAGATGATGCCATAACCAAAACAGACGGTGGTATCATTATACCGGATTCAGTTCAGCTTCGTAGAAATACAGGAGAAGTAATAGCCAAAGGGCATGAATCAACGTTTCCTTTTGAAATAGGGGATAAAGTAATGTACCCACAAGGTTCAGGTACAGAACTAACCATAAATAAAGAAAAGTATATTTTGATGTTTGAAGAAACCATTGAAGGTATTTTATAAGTTTCTCATAAGCTCACGTAGTCAGTTGCGTCCGGTTCTTTCCAGAATCGGACTTTTTTGTTTCAAAAAATGTTACATTTACATTCAAAACCAATTCTAACTAACATGGCGAAGCCTGTAAATTCTGTTTTTCTAAAGATAGAAAAGCCCATTCAGGATGAAATAATATTAGGCAACGGCATTAAACTTTACTTAGCAGGAGAATACAACAGGCAATGGAACGCTACCGTTACAGGGGTAGTAACCGCACTCCCAGACAATCCACAAGGCAGATACGCAGATATACCTAAAGAACTTGAAATAGGTGATGAAGTAGCTTTCTCTTATCAGGTAGTAAGTGATATTGCCTTTGATAAGGTAGGCAATCAGTTTATGCCTGTCATTGAAGAAAACCCATACTGCCAAAAGTTTGTCAATGCAGACGAACTAACTATAACCATGACGGCAATACCGCCAATCTTCGGTAAGTTCAATAAGATGTGGATTGGGTTATTAACAAACAAATACGGGGATAGACTTGACGGTTTCCAGGGGGATGAAAGCGGGGTTGAACGATGGCTTTCCCAATTCCAATTTTCAGGAGTGCAAAACTTCCGGTTCAATAACCTAATGGAAGTGCAAGGCAAAGACTTCTGGAAATGCAACTACGAATACCTATATGCAAAGAAAGTGGGGAATAAGATAGTGCCATTGGGGGAAAGGGTTATTTGTGAGCCAATGGAAAGATCAATAAAAGAAATGATAGAAATAAGTGCCGCAATAAAACTTCCAAATGAGAGCGTAAAGGTACGGTTGTATGATAGGGCAAAAGTATTAGCAGGCGGTGAAAAAATAGGAGTTGAAAAAGGTGATGTGATTTCGTTTGAACCGAACTATGTTGAAAAATACAGTCTGTTCGGGAAAGAATATTTCTTGATAAAAGAGCGCAGGGTTTTAGGCAAATGGACTGAAAATATACTTAACTAATGGCGTACACGATTTTCGATACGTACAACTTCATGGTTTACATTGTCAGAAAGCAACGAGGTGGCATGATTTCCATGAGTGAAGCGCAAACCGCATTAGGCAGAGGGCAATTAGACGCTGTTGATGCATGGTTTGAGATTTATGGCACTACCGAAAAAATACACGATGCTATAAGACAGCTAAGAGTATTTCAACCGTTTACAAGCGATTCGGCGGGTGAGGTTGCTTTTCAAGCAGATTACTTGCATTTATTGGGTAATCCGTTTACGGTATATGGCAGCACCATTACTAAAATGAGATTTATAAGCGAAGATGAATTTGCTAACGCAATGACAAGCCAATTAAGGGAGGTATCAAATGATTATCCGATTGCTGTTAATTCAGATACTGGATTTACTATCTACCCGCAACAAGTTCAGGTAGGTAGTTATTGGTATATTAGAACACCTAATGAACCAATAATAGGGTACACCCAAACGGGCAGAACGATAACTTACGATCCAGGCAGCAGCGTTCAATTAGAATTTACAGATAACTATATTAATAATATCATAGCAAGAGCGTTGGTTTATGTAGGAGTTAATTTGGATGAAACGGGGGTAGCTGCATTTGCTCAACAATATAAAACAGATACAGAATGAGCAGTAAACGCCAACTTTCGGAGCAAGTATTATATAGGTTAGCGTCAGGATTTCCCGATATGAGCTTTGAGATAGATGAACGAGACTTGTTTAAAAAGATAGAACAGATCATAAATGCCAAGTATAAACTTAGCCAACTAACAGCAAATCTTCCGGCAGGGGAAACAATACCGGACAATTTGAATGTAGCCACTTATGAGAATGTAGCGGTTACTTCAACGGTAATAAATAAGTCTAAAGCCGTATTACCAGTAATGCCAATATCGCTTACAAGGAATATGGGCATCTTCTCTATCTATCCAACAGGTTACCCCGATAGCCCTTTTATTCCAGTTCAAAGGGGGCAAATGGCGTTGTTAAAAACAGATAGCTTATTAGGGGATATGTTAGGACAAGTAGCGTATGAGCCAAGTGGTAAAAACATTTTATTCTCACAAGATTTACCCATGTATGAGGTAGATACGGTAACAATGGAATTGGTGGTATTGGATATAAGTTTATACGGTGCGACAGAACCACTTCCAATTCCAGCAGATTCAGAAAACGATTTAGTGGAAGAATTGGTAAAAGAATTTTCGCCTGTTACGCCAGCTACGGGCATAGTAAATCCTTATAATACTGTTGGTAATAAATTAGAAAACAAATGACTTTCACCAACTTAGATTCGATTTGTAGGAATACGCTTTTGAAGCGGGGCTACCCAATGCACTATTATTTGCAGTTCCTTGTTTATGCAGCAGCAGGATTACGTGAACTTAGCATGGATAGCATAGCTGTTATTAATACCAAACTAATTCCGGTTGACCAAAATACAAACGAAGCAGACTTGCCAAATGATTACATGGATTTTATAGAAGTAGGTGTTCCGGTAGGGCAGAAAATAAAACCATTAGTAAGGGGTAATACGTTAAATAGCCTACCATCTTATACAAGCAATTTCACGCAACAGGAATATTTTCAAAGGGATTCAAGCGGCAATAACCTTTACTATTACCCATTCCCTCTTTATTGGAATACTGTTGTATGGAATAGCTATGGCGAAAACATAGGAAGGTTATTTGGATGGGGTGCAGGCAATCCGTCAGATACATTTGCCGTAATACCTGAAAGGAATGTAATTAAGATAAACGAAGGCATGAGCGCAACCAACATTGTGCTTCAATATATATCGGATGGCACAAGTGCAGATGCAGCGACACAGATTACGCCTTATGCCTTTGATACCATTTACAAGTACATTATTTGGCAGCATAAAGAAAACAACAGAACATATAGTGAAGGGGAAAGAATGAGGGCTAAGATGGAATTTAAAGATGCTCACGGGGTATTGAGAGCAAGGGTAAACGGTATTACATTGGACGAAGTAAAACGCATAGCACAAGATAAGTTCACGCAAGCAAGCAGGTATTAGCATGATTAACGAAAAGAAAGCATTCAATAATTTAAACGCAGATGATTCAGTAAGGTTTTTGGGAGAGAACGAATACCTTAATATGGAGAATATGCGCTTGGGTGTGAATGAATTTGGTTATCAGGGAACTTTACAGAACATACCTTCAACACAATTATTAGATACCATAGCATTGCCAAGCGGCACTAACCTAACCATAGGCAGGGTATCAGATATAAGCGGCAACAGGCTTTTTAGGTTCAACTATAACAGCGAAGGCGAAAATGGGATTTACTGCCAAGATTTATCAGCAGGGGTAACTTATATCGTTTTATTGAGTAGTCAGGTGGATGGCGGATTAAATTTCTTGCCCGCTTATAGAGTTGACAGAAACGCAAGGATAATAAGTAATCTTTTATTCTGGACGGACAATAATAATGAGCCAAGATGCATAAATATAGAACGGGGGATTAAACTTAATCAGCCAGGGTACATTACCTATATAACTCCCTACGCAACACCAATACCTGAAACAGATATAACTATAATCGTAAAGCCACCAGTATATCAATTAGAGGTAGAGAAAATAGCAGACGGCGGGTTCACAAATAATTTTACGAGCAATGATGCTTTCCAGTTCTATTATTTTTATCAATACAGGGATTATCAAGAATCAGCTAATTCAGTTATAAGTGATCTAATCCCATTCAACTTTGAAGATGATACCTATAATTCCGTTAAAATACAAATACCGTTTGATGAACATATAGAAGATTATGTTCTTGCTATAAATTTAGTTGTAAGGTTCGGGAATAAAGGCAAAAGCTTTTTAATATACACATGGAATAAAGACATTGCTTACGATGCTATAGCAATCGCAAGTCATAATGCGGGGGCTGTCCAATTATACTATTTCTTTTATAATAATAAGGTAGGTGCAGCACTTTCGGATATACAAGCAAATACACCATTTCACGGGGTTGCATTAAAAGCTAAAACGCTTGAAATAGCTAAGAACAGGGTATTCTTAGGGGATGTTTTAAAAGGGTACAACTCACCATTGATAACGAGCTTAACCCTAACAGCAGAAGCCGCTACCACTACTGAAATATGTGTTAAATCTGGTTCTTCTTATGTTGGTTCTGTAACCTTTTTTGATAGGTATAAAAGACCGTGCGGCAGAGTTCCGTTAGGTGCGGTTTTGACAATTCCATACCGGACAAGAACACAGACAACCTTTGTTCCTGCAATGGATTGGACATTGAGCAATACCAATGCATTAACTGAAATACCGGATTCGCTTTATTATTATCAGATATGCCTAAGTCTAAACCAGGCAAGAAGTTTCTATGTTCAAACGTTAGCGCAGGATATTACTTATGTGCAAAGGACAGATACAGGTGAAATAGTAAACATAGGCGTAGTATATGATAATGCAAATACGTATGCCATTTCAGTAAATATAGGTTCATTATTAGCGGTTGGGGAAGGGTATGTGTTTTCAGACGGTGATTACGCTACATTGCAAACACAATATAATGAAGAAACATTAAGGGTATTAGGGCAAGATGGCAATAATGTTTGGTTGACACCCAAAGAATTTTTATTAGCTTATTCAAGGTATTTTTATGAAAGCGATTCAGCCTCTAACGTATGGGACGATCCAAATTCTTATTATTTTATATTAGACTACGTAAGTTCGGAAAATCCATCAGCGAGTATTACACCATCTTCAGTAGCTACAGTTGGTGCAACGGGTGATATAGATAATACAGACAATCACCCTGTTATGACATTTACCATACCATCGGTAATAGACACAAGGTTTCAAATAAATGTTGCTATCAACTTTAAGGCGGGGAATATAGGGGATAACCCGTATTCTATGCAAATCAGAGCCGTAGCAACACACCCAACTTTGACAAATGTAGATATAGAGGTTTATGGTAAAGTAAATGCGGTAAGCGGGGAAATTTATGATGATAAAGGCTTCGGGGTAATTACTATTCCAGCAGGGTATGAGAAGTTGTTTATATATACAAACTTAGCAGGCGCACATACTCATATATTCAATATATCAATAGCTATAACAAGCGTAGTTGACATAAATAGTTTAATTGAAATATTCACGCCTTATAAGCCTTCAGACAATGATCCGTTCTTTGGTGTTGGGGAAATAATGCCGATAACAAATCCAACCACAATATCAAGACAATATTCAGTATTAAGTGGGACAATAGAAGGGGATAGCTACATTATTGATAGAACAGTAACCATTGATGATGTAGATTATGATTTTAAGGTAGAAAGTATGTCTCCCAATGATAATGTATGGCAAAGGTGGGAAAGGAATTTGGGATGGCCTTCATTCATTGATAGGGTAGGGCAGCAACTAAAAGAGACTTCTATTGATTGGTCTGATACGTATATTAATGGAACTAAGACAAATGGGTTAAATAATTTCGAACCGTTAAATACCAAAGACATAGGTTCAAGTTCAGGTAGCATACAAAAACTACAACTAACAAGCAAGCAGCAGGAAGATGGTACAGTAATGCTTGTGGTAACAGATGCAGATTCTTTATCAGCTTACTTGCAAGAAGTACAGTTATACAAAGCGGCAACAGTAGAAGGCTTAATAACAACAGATGCAGTAATAGGAACTATCAACCCTCACCAAAACGGGAGAGGTACATTAAATCCCGAAAGCGTAGTTGAATATAATGGTGTGGCATGGTGGTGGGATGTAGTTCACGGAGTAGTAGCCCAATACGCACAGGATGGTATTACTACGGTAAGTGATAATAAATTAGTAAGATTTGCTGATAGGTGGTCTAAAAGATACATGGCTTTAGGTAGGGCAGCAGTAGAGGCATTATGTGGTTTCTCTTATATAGATAGTTGCGTGGATGCTTCGACAGATGAAGTGTTTTTCTGTTTGCCACAAGTGGAAGAAAATGTATTCGTATCAATACTGCCTTCATACGCAAGGAGAGGGGTATGGAAATACACAACCTTATTTTACGATGCAGGGAGTGGTACAGAAGAAATAATTATATATTATGTATGGCTTGAAGAAGATGGATCATCATATTATCCATCAATATATCAAAACCCAAATGATTTACCATTTGAGGTAAATTTTAATAAAATAGATATTGTTGGGTTTTCCGAAGATGCTCTTATAGAGTATATATTGAATTTTACATCACCGCCAAGTGGCACATGGTTACCAGGTCAAACACCTGTATTTAATTGGACAGACCCATTAGAATGGGTAGAATTGTTTGTCGCTGATTATGCAACAAGCGTACAAAACAGGTTTGATATTTACGATGGTCAGCCCAAAATAATATCTTATAAATTCTTTCAAAACGTATGGCAAGGGTGCTACTTATGGCTACCCGATTGCATGGATTATTTAGGCAATAGATTGGTGGGTTATAAGAACGGGCAAGCATGGTTATTTAATGAAGACAATACTTCATTCAACAGCATCTTCGGGGTTCAATATCCACAGAGAATATGCCTTACCGCCAATGCAAATCCAAGCCTTATAAGAGATGTAATGCAACTCGCTATTGAAGGTAATTTTATACCACCAACATTTACAGTAGTATATTCGGATAGCCCTTACGTACAGATAACAGACTTGGTAGATACCGATTATGTAAATGATGAAAGTGTATTGGATGTAACAGTTTTAAGGGATAGGTTAAGCCCTAATGCGACAGGGACAGCAGATGAAAAATTATATACAGGGGATGTGGTTAAGTCGGCATACCCGTTACTTATGATGGAATTTACAACATACGATTACGCATTAGCTATAAATATGTTGAACATCGGGTTCGCTGTTTCCAGAGGGCATAATAACATATTACAAAAACCAACTAAAACTAAAGAATAATGCCAAACTTTTTAGAAGAAGCACATGGGGATGATGGTAGAAATATGGCTGCATTATACACCCCATTTGGCAAGCAATCAGCCCTCGCAATGTCTCAAGGCTGGTTCCCGGAGACAGATGATAAAGGTGTGGTTACTTATAAAAACAAGTACACTAATGCCTTTAATAATGTGATACTACCAAACAAAAACGAAAGAGGTCATATAGCCTTAATAGGTTACCCAAACCAAAAATTCGATATAGTAATAAGAGACAAGAACGGTAATATAGAGCATACAGTATATAAAGGTATTTCACCGGAAGACGTGCAGAAGTATATAACCAACGATCAAAGCGTAGTAGCCCAAAGAAATAATTCAGTTGTAGCAGGGGCAAACATAGATAAGCCGGATGAACAAGGCGGGTACGTAGGTATAATGAAATAAGTATGGTACAAGAAATATTAATACGGCAAGATGATGAACTAATAGATGCTTTGGAAGTAGCTATGATGGAAGCAGCATTGGATGATAACAGCAACGTGGCATTTGCTGATTGCCCCGTAATCCATGACTTCTTCCCTAACTTATATGTACGTACAATTCTAATGGCAGCAGGGGTTACCATCACTTCAAAAATTCACAAAACTTGCCATCCCTTCAGAGTAATAGAAGGTATAGTTCATGTTAAAATAGATAATGGAGAATGGGAAAGAATAGAAGCACCATACAGAGGGGTTACCAAAGCTGGAACAAGAAGGGTATTGAGAATAGAAAAAGATGCGGTATGGGAAACGTTTCACTCATTGCCGTTTATAACAGGTTGCGAAAATGACTTGTCGGATGAAGAAAAAGAACAAGTGCTTCAGCGTATCGAGGATGGCATTTTAGACCCTTATCAAAACAAATTGGTTGGTGCAATAGTTACAAGAAACACATTAAAATATACAGAAAATGAAAACGGATTTCTTACCTAATTTTCAACGAAGCTGGGTTGCGGTGGCAGTAGTGGGTGTTGGGGCAGCAATAAAAATAGGTACATCAATACACCAACACAATCAGGCTAAAAAGATAAAAGAATCTTACAAGCCCTATACGCCTGCACCAGAAGCAGGAGATAAGTTGGCGACAGCTAAGAATGTATATAATGGGCAAATGCCAGGAACGCAAAACTATCTACAAAACATTCAGGCGGCGCAATCTAATTTCCAATCCAATACGCAAAGAAATGCAACGGATAGCAGCCAAGCCTTATTGTTAGGTAGTTTAGCGTATGGTCAAGGCAATAACCTAGCAAGTGATTTACAAGATAAAGAAGCGGCTTATAAGTTGCAAACGCTTAATAATCTGAATGAAGGGTATGATACCCAACTTGGCGAAAGCGATAAAGTATATCAATCAATGCTTCAAAAGTATATGATAGATGCACAACAGAAAGCAGCGTTAAGAGGTGCAGCAATGAATAACCTGTCAAGTGGTATTAGTGATTTGGGTAGTGCAGCCGCTTACGGGCAAGCAGGCAGTAAGGCGGGATAATATAAAATTATAAACACATAAGTATAATGGCTATTCCTTTTGTATCCGGCGACCAGTTTCCAGCAGAATGGGCGCATACGTTACCAGAACAAACTTCGGCTTTTCGGGGATTGGAGCAACTCATTAATGTAAAGCAGCAGAATAAGGCTTTGGATGCCGAAGAAAAGAGGCGTAAAGATTTGCAAGATGAAAGAGAAGAAGCCAAAAGATCGCAGATATTAGGTCAAAGACAAGACGCATTAAAATATCATACAGGCTTACAGGTTTTTGATGATTTTGCAGATAGGAGAGCGCAGGATATTTTAGAAAAGTATTCAACCGATCCAGCATTAACAAATCTACCACCTGCTCAATTTGCAGCATCTTTGAATCAAGCATGGTTGCCGATAGTAACCGGGTATGGTGCAGTAAAGAATAAACTGAATGCTGAAACCACTTCCATTAATCAAACAGTAGCACAAAACAAATGGATAGACAAAGACCAATTAACAAGAGATGTATATAATGGTATAGCATCAGAATATATGCAGCCGGATCAAAATGGTGAAATGACATTTGTACCACCGGACAGAGCCAACTATGACCAAAGTTTTACTGAACAAGCATTAGCATCCCCTGACGCTTTTAAATACGCAAATGAAAATGCCACAGCAGAACTTTATAAAACAATAGCACAACCAAAAGAAGAAAACAGAAACTACATATTAAATAACCCCGATAATAGCAGTTCGGTATATCAAGGTAAGTTAAGCCCATTTGAAACAGAAAATGTAGTACCTGACGAAAAAGGATTTGTTAAGCAAGCACCTAGCTATTCAATAGCAACAGAAGGTAGAACAGATGCAGCAGGTAATCCAATAAATTCTTTACCAAAAGAAACAATGGATAACTATATGCTTAATACGGCAGGCAACCAAATGGCATTTAAAAAGCTATTCAACGATTATGCAGACAAAATGAAGGTTGATAAAACTAGCCCATTGGAACAACAGAAGTTTGCATATACCATGATTAAAAATCTTAGGAATAATCAACCTGCATTACACTCATATCAAAGACCGCCAAAAATAAGCAATACCACTAATGTAAGCGTAGGTGATACCAAAGTAAATGATGTTTATAATAAAACGGCTACCGCCTTATCACAAGCAAAAGAACAAGGGGCATCATTAGTGCCATTGACAAATTTGGATGCGGATGCAAGAGAACTAATTGTAAAATCAGTTAATGCAGGAAGAAATGCGGATAACCAAATACCAATAGAAAGCATAAGATTAGTATTAGCTGATAATGGAGAAATAAGAGCCGTTGATATGAATGCAGGCGGGGATGTGGTTGGTGTATTTTCACCGCAAGGGTTGAATCTGAAAGCCAATACAAGCCAAAAGCAGAAACAGAATATACTTCAAGGGAGCAATCAGCCGGCAAGCCAACCTAAACAAAATTCATCTAACAGACCAAAAGTAGATTATTAATTATGCCTAATGATAGTCTTAAAAAAGTTTACGATGCAGTATCTACCAAATTTGATTTAGGTACTTATGATGAATTTGCACAAAAGATAAAAGACCCAATACGTAGAAAGAAATTATTTGATGCTGTTAGTAATGATTTTGATTTAGGGGATTATAATACTTTCAATCAGAAATTAGGATTTGATAGCCAAGAAGTAAAGCAGCAACAGAAGCAAGATTTTGCGGGTGCAATAAATACCTATAACACCCAACACGCAGGGCAACAACCCGATCCATCAGCATTAGGATATGATGTTGGTATGTCTCCAAAAGGATTTAGTTCCGAAACTCTTGCTAAGAATAAAAAGGCAGAAGAAGAAAAATTAAATAAAGCAGCCGAAAACACCTTTGCTAAAACAATGGGGCAAGGTGCTTATACAAAAGGCGATAGTGCTAAGTTGGTAAATAATTTAAAAGCAGGGGTTAAAGCAGGAGATTTAATAATTAAGAAAGATGCACAAGGCAATGATGTTATTAAAAATTCAGGGAACTTTTTACAAAGTTTTAAGGCATCAGCAGATTTAGCATACGCAACAGGGTTAGAAAATAATTATTTAAGAAGCGTAAGTAAAGATGAAGCTATATCTTACTTAAATAGGGTAGCAGAAAAACCAGAAACGGGGATAGTAAAAGAGCCTATTTATGAGCCAAGTGGGGTAAGCCAAATGGCGGGGCAGAATGCAGATTTTTTAGGGAAGGCTACAATGGGGGCAATGGCATTGGGGCAGACCGGGCTAACGGGTGGCGGCAGTATTGGCAGTTTTCTTGCTATTGTAGATGATTTAGATAAATCGGGGTATTCGCAACAACTAAAGATAAATTATTATCAACTAAAACAAGAAGGGTTAAGTGATAGTGAGGCTTTTGATAAAGCTACTCATGCCGCATTGGTTGGTGAAGCAGTAAGTTTGGGAACGGGTGCATTGCTTTCGGGCGAAATAAAAATGTTATCAAAACCAACAGTTTCCACAGAAGGGTTTACAAAGTCATTAGAGCATACGTTTAAATCAGCACCCAAAGTATTAGGGGCAACAGCAGCAGGTTCAGTTGTAAATGATATTGAAACAAACGCAATAGCCAATGGCAACCCAATAGATGCTAAAGAAATGGCTGCTAATGCAGGCGAACACGCTAAAGAAATGGCGGTAATGCACTTTGCGTTAGGTGGTATGACAGCAATAGCCAATGGTCAAAAATCAATAGTACCAAGCTATGCAAGGCCACAGATGGAAAACATAGTGGCAAGTGCAGACAGAAACCAAGTAACAGCCTACCTATCATCCAAAGAACAGAACGGTGAAATACCACAAGGCACAACAGCAAAAGTATTAGGTACGTTATCTAAGTTTGACCAACAGAAAGCAGTTGTAGCACCTTTTAGAATATCTGAAGAAAGCAAAGCAGCAATAGCAGGTAAACTTGTTCAGAAACAAAAGCTATTGGATGAAAAAGCATCATTAAAGCCAAACGAAAATGCTTTCCCCGAAAGAATTAATGAGATTGATAAAGAAATCAACGGCATTGATGGAGAAATCAATAAACTCTATAATGCGAAGAATCCTTTTGAAAAAGAAACTGACACGAATACAGGCGATAAATCTTATCAACCAAAGACGTTTGAAGAACTTAAACCACAAGAAAAAAATGGCATTATAGTTCCTAAAGAATACGGCGATGTTGAAATTGTTGAAAGAGGGGAAGGAGAAAATAAAACATATACAGCAAAAGCATATTCCATAGATCAACAAGGAAGCCTTTCAATTAAGAAAAATATTCACGATGAAGCAGGCTTTACTGATAAAGACAAAGCACAAGCCGCCGCCGATAACGCATTAAAACAACACTACTATGAAAACGGATTACATGACAATGCCAAACCAGATAAAAAAATAGTAGGCAAGCCGGAAGATATTTCAAAGCCAATAGATTTAAGCACAGATGTTCCACTTGATGCAGAGGTTAAAATAATGGCAAATAAAATAGCAAGAGGGGAACAAGAGAATACGCCGGAAGCAAAACAATTCTATGAAAACAACAAAAATGCAATAGAAAATGAACTTAGAACCATTGCCGAAAAAGAAAAGCAAGCCAAAACAGAAAAGCTTACCGAAGAAACAGTCCCAGGAACTACAGCAGTTGATGAACCAACAGGCAAGCCCGCAAATGAAGGCAGCAAGACAAAAGAAGATGTTGTTGAGCCTATACAATCACAGCAAGAAGGTGTGGCGAGGCTGAAAAATGATGATAGACAGTATGTAAAAAGTATTTTCCCAGAAACTAAAATTTTAAATAAAAATAATGAGCCGCTAAAGGTATATCATGGTAGTAGAAGTGAGGAAGATTTTAATGATTTTGAACGTGGAGATATAGGATTCCATTTTGGCGATAAAAGGCAAGCGGAACAAAAAGGGGATAAAATTATTGAAGCATTTTTGGATATAAAAAACCCGCTTAAATTAAATGATAAAGGGGCTTTTGAGGGGCAAGAATTAGTAGATGAATTATATAAGGTCAAGGTACTATCTAAAGATGAATACAATTTTTTTACTAAAGAAATGAATGAATTGCCTAATGATGAAATTTACGGGTATGATACTGAAATAAATAAACAACTTAGACAAAAAATAAAAGATAAGGGGTATGATGGCATCCAATACCAGAATATGTATGAAACAGGGCGAAATAATAACCCAACTATGATTGCGTTATACCCACATCAAATTTTAATGGCAGATGGCAGAAATTTGGGAACTATTCTAAAAAGTAAATCGGAAGGAGAATTAAATAATGAAAAAGAAAATCAGATTAATAACGAAATCGAAGAAACACCGAAACAGGAAGTGGAATCTGTGTCAAATCAGAATGATAATTTACAATCCACCAAAAATTCACTAATAGAAGACATATCCAAAATACCATTAGAGGGGGTAAGCAAAACTGCTTATGAAGGTAAGCCTGAAAAGCTATTGCGTTATATTCAAAAAGAAGCCACAGGAATAAATGACCAAACAGATAAAATAGGTGATAACAATTACGAAAAACAAGTAAAACTTTACGGGGAAGACATAGTAAATAGAGCAATAGAAGCACTACCCGAAGCAGATAAACAAAGATTAGCCGAACATTATAAATCACAAGAAAGCATACCTGAAAAACTAAAAGAAGCATTAGGTATTAAAGAAGAAGCAAAAGAACCAATAACCGAACAAAAAACAGAAACACCACCACCAGAAGGTAAACCACCTTTAGAAGAAGGCGGTGGGGAAGGCAAGCCACCGGAGAAGCCGCCTGTTGATGCAACCAAGTTTTCTGAAGAACCAAATAAAGAAACAAGGGTAAGAGGGGCATATAGGCATTTGATGGAAAGTAATATTCCTGAAGATATAAAGCAGAAATTCAAAGATAAGGGCATAACGTATGAAATCTCAAAGAACGAAAGCGCACAGAAAGTAGGTAGAGCCGTAGTAGATTCTTTTGGTACAGAAGAAGCAGTAGCATTGGCAAGACGTGGTGATGTGTTTTCTCCTTCCGTAAATAGTGCAGTATATTCAGAAGCCATCAACGATCATTATTTAGCAGAAAGAAATGCTACCAACCAAGTAGATAAATTCAAGGCAGCAGCGCAATGGGCTAATCTATTTAATGAGTATGCTGAAAAATTAACAGGGGCAGGGCAGTTTGGGCAGTATGCTTACAACTTCTATAAGACAAGCCCATTAGGGTTTATTCTATCAGCAAAAGAAAGATTGCAAGAACGTAGAAATGTATTCTTAGCAAAAGATGAAAAGAGTTTGAAAGAAGCATTTGAAGCGTTTAAAGATGTGCCTGAATTTCAGGAATTGTTTCAAAAAGAAGTTGGCGAAGCAGTAAAGAAATCAAAGAACGAAATAAAAGCAGCCAACAAGAAAAAGATAAGTGATGCTTTCGATAAGTTTAAATTAGATAAGAACGCTGCTTATGCAACCTTTGTGCCACCGCCAATAATTAATGGTGCTATTGAGGCAATGAAGCAAGCCGTCTTATTGGGATATGAAGTTGCAGATGTTATTGCCGAAGGTGTAAAATATATAAATGCAAGGCATAAAGAAGGATGGAATGAGCAAAAGTTCAAAGATGATTTTGCACCAAAAATAGAGGGGTTGATTTCTGAAAACACTAAACAACCAAGCGAAAAAACAAAAGAAAAAATACTTAATAAGTGGGATAAAAAATTAACCAAGCTCGAACCACAAGCAAGAAAAGAATTACTATCAAAAGTATTAAATGAGATAGTGCAGAATGGTGGATTGGAATACGATAAGTTTAGGGAGATGTATGCAGATGCTTTGGGCTTACCTGGATTAACCCCTGAAATGGAAACCAAACTACATGAGTTAGGTGGTAAATTAAATGCAGTAGATGTAGCCAAAGAAAATCTTGAAAAAACACCAACAGAAGAAAATATAACAGCCTTTAAAAAAGCGATGGCAGAAGGTGAAGTAGCATCAAGAGAAATAAATGATTTGTTAGGGGATAAGGGTATTACGCTTGATAGGTTTTTGAGTATTGCAAAGCTGAATACGTTAGGTGTCGCGAACCTATTAGTAAATCCGTTCTTTAATATATGGTTCATGCCTGTACGGTTTTTAACAAGTATTACTCATTCAATGCTTGACTATGGGCTAAAATATTCTGGTTTCCCGAGTAAGGATGGTATTTACGAAAACACAATATTCAAGCAAAGAGGATATGCCAAAGGGCTAGTTAGTGGTACAGAAAGAGCCATACAAAATATAGTAACAGGGGATAACCAGTTTGATTACTTCCAAAAAGCTACACGCCAAAATATACAGCCAATAGAAAGCGCAAAAGATTTGATAGCACACCATAAAGGGGAAAAGAAGCTAACAAATGCAGAATATGCAAACGCTTTAATGGAAGCATTCCCCACAATGGGCGGTACGGCTGCAATTATATCAAGAGGGTTACAATTAGGTGATTTGCCGTTTAGGTTCGCAGCAGAACGTGGTACAGCAGAAAGTATAGCCAAACAAAAAAAGCTAACCGGGGCAGCCAAAGAAGCCTTTATATTAAACCCCGATGAAGCAAGCGCAGCTAAGATAAAAGATGCAGGCGAAAAGGCAGTAATGGCGCAAGATAATCTTGTAACAGGTATGATAAATAGCGTAGGAAATTATCTTAAACACGCTACTAAAGACAAGCCAGCAGCAAAAATAGGGACAGCATTGGGTAAGATAGCCGGATCAGCAACACAACCATTTTTAAAGATACCGCTTAATTCAGCTATGACAGTCTTTGAATTAGCTGTACCTGAATTTTCGATAGCAAAAGGCATATATCATGCAGCCATAGAAAAAGACAGAACGAAAGCATTAGAATCATTTTCTAAAGCCGTTGTCGGGATGGCAATAGGTATGGCATTTACACAGATAAGTAAAGTAGGATTAGTAACAGCAACAGAAGATGATGAAAAGAAAATAAACGCAAGCATTTATCAAGGGGATATTGTAGGCACAAAAACATTGAACTATACCGGACTTAAAAGGTATTTACGTGGGGGCGACCCGACATTTAAGGATGGCGATGTAACAGTAGATATGCAATGGTTGGGTGTGCCTGGAAGTATAATGCTTATGCAAGCCCAAAAGTTTGATAAGATGAAAGCCGAAGATTGGGATAAGCAAGGGTATCTGCCAAACCTAACTGAAAGAATAAGCGGTAGTTTGGGTACAGGTATAAAGAATAACGTATTCGGCAATACATCAACACTATTGGGCGCAATGGATGGCAATTCATATAGCACGAATAAATGGTTACGTGGTTCATCAAATGTATTGATGAACGCTTTTGAACCATCGTGGTTATCAACTGCAAGCAGAATAAGCGATAATTATAAGCCTGATTATTCAGCTATGAATTTAAAAGAGCAAATGGCAGCAACACTAAAAGAAAGATTTTGGAAGGGCGATGATTTGCCAAAACAAATAACAGTATGGGGTGAGAAAAGAGCCGATGCGCCAAAAGGAACAAATGAATTTCTTTACTACTATGCAGACATAACCAAACACAGAAACGTAGATACAAATGATTTCGGGTACAACATACTTGCCTTGTATAATAAAACAAAAGAAGATGCTGTAATACCATCAAGACCACAAAAAACCGTAAGACAAAATAACACGTCATACCAATTAACACCAAAGCAATATGAAGAATTTCAGGTAATGGTTGGCAAGAACAGGAAACAACTTGCGCAAGCATTAATGAGTACGCATAAATACAACAAAGCAAAAGATGATGAAAAAATAAAGATGCTAAAAGGTGTTTATAGTGATGGGTACGATATAGGTAAACTGGAATTAGAGTTTAAGTATTTCGATATATTCAAGCAAGAAGGGCTGCTTACTAAAAAAGACACCAAACAGAAATTACAAAGAGAAATAAAAAACTCAAAATGAGTGAAGACAGAGTAAAACAACTTGAAGCCAAAGTAGCTGAATACGAAAAGCGTATGGGGATAAATCAGAATGATCCTGCAAAGGATGGTTATTTGGTATTGGTAGGGATGTTGCGCCAACAGAATGAATACTTAGGTGAATTTAGAATAAAATCTAAGATAGCATCAGATGATAAAGGAGACCAGATAGCCTACAAAAACGCAAAAGACTTGTGGGAGAACTTACCAAAGATGATTGAGAATGTAAGCAATTTGAAGATTGCTTTGAAAATGGAAGGCGAAGAAAAGAAAAGTATTTATAAACCAATTTCATCAAAAGAAATAGCTAACGGTAGTGTTTAAAGATTTAGGTAATGGATATATTGATGTGCCGGATAATGCCTTTGGGTTTATCTACAAATGCTATTTGCCGCCTGTTGGGTTTGGGTTAAATGCTGCTAATGGTGTATTGCAGGAAACAGATATATTGCTTTCATCTGAAATTCCTACCGAACAATTATGGGAACGACCATCATTGCCAAGTGATTTTAAATCAAGAAGGAAAAAAGAGAAAGACGTACAGGCTATAGACCCTTATTATGTTGACCCATATTTGGAAGAAATTAGAAAACGTGAATGGAGAAGAAGGCTATGCGGTGTATGGTTTTGGAATTATAATCCTATCAAGCAACATAGCGAATTAATCTACATAACAGGGCTTAACTACTTATATATAACATACTGGAAGTTTCAGGGTAAGTTTTTGGACTTTCGTATGGCAGATAGAGACTTCTTTTATTTCGTAGCCTACTGCATGGAAGATGATAAATGTTTAGGCGTAAATGAAATAACGAAGCGTAAGAACGGGAAGACGGCAAGGGCAGGTTGTTGGAGTTACGAAAGAGTATCAAGGATGAATAACCATCATGCAGGATTACAATCTAAAAGTGATGATGATGCAGAAGAAGCTTTTTTTAAGGCAATCATAAACCCCTGGTCAAAATTACCTGATTTCTTTCGCCCAAGATATGATTTAATGAAAGGCGAAGAACCAAATGAATTAAGATTCTTTGCCACAGCGAGAAGGGGTAGCAAAGTAGAGGAAGATGATAGTAGTATTGAAGAACCATTAGAAAGTTTTTTTGATTTTAAGCCTTCAACAGAAGCGGCTTTTGACGGCCCAGAATTGCATTCTTACGTTTCAGATGAAGCGGGCAAAACCAAAAAACCTGTTTCAATTAAAGAACGTCAAAATGTAACAAGGTATTGTACTGAAATAGATTTCGAATTAAAGGGGAAGCATTATTATACCACAACGGTAGAGCCGGAAAAAAACGAAGAAGAAAATTACGAGTTTCAAGAACTTACGGCAAACAGCAACCCACTTGAAAGAGATGAAAACGGGTTTACTGGAACAGGTCTTTATACTATATTCTTACCTGCACAAAAGGGGATGTATATTAATAAGGATTACGCCAAGTATGGCTTTGCGGATGAAGGCATGAATCTGCATACTATTAATAATAAAATAGCTGCACTAAAAGAAAAGAACGATACAAGAGGCATAAGTTCATTCAAAAGAAAAAACCCTACAACTTTAAAAGAAGCATTTTCGGCAGACGGCGAGTATTCCCTATACAATCCAGAGCTATTGAATAATCAATTAGATGCAATACAATGGACTACCAAGTTTACTGAATTTGGGAATTTAGAATGGGAGAAAGGGGATAGAATGTTTATTGAAGAAACAGCATCGGATGGCACAATAACTATAAAGCCAAACAAATTAAGATGGGTAGCAAGCGCAACGGGGAAGATAGAAAAGGTGATTAATTGGATGCCAAGAGAAGCCAATAAGGTTTATTACCACGCAGGCGGCTTTCACCCAAATAATAATATGTCTTTAAGGATGGGATGCGATCCATTCAAATACGATAAAACAAAAGATAAAAGGCGGTCTAATTGCGCAGGGTATGTGTATCAATTACCAGATGATATTTATCCCGATCCTATCTATGATGATGCCTTTGTTTTAAGGTATGCATATAGAGAAGAAAGCACAAGGGCAGCTAATGAAGATATTTTAAAAATAGCATGGTGGTGTGGTTGCCAAGTGTTGTTTGAAAGGAACGTAAATCATTGGAAGAATGATTTCATAGATTGGAATTGTGCTGCATTTTTAATGTGGTTACCAAATGAAGTAGAACCTGGAATCATAACATCAACCGGAAGTAATGGAGTGCAGTCTATATGCAACTATACAGAAGCATACATAAATGAATTTGTGCATAAGGTTTACTTCAAAACATTACTAAGAAAAGAAACGGGATGGCTAGGATTTAAAGTAGAAGATACAGAAAAGTTTGATGAACCAATGGCGGCAGGCATAACACTAATCAATGTACGTGGCGTAAAAAGAATGCCAAAGACACCAATAAGAGATATTAAAGATTATTTCCCTAATTCAAAAGCATGGGCAGTATGACAGATAAGGTATATATAATTCATAATTCAGATAGAATAGATAGGTATAGAGTATTAATGAATGAACTAAGAGAACAAGGAATAGATAATTATGAATTAATGCCAGCATTACATGATGATAATTTTGCTTATATTGGTATTAGTAAGGCGCATAAAAATGTAATCCAACACGCAAAGAATGAAGGATTAGAAAGTATCATAGTAGCCGAAGATGATCTAAAGTTTTTCGGTAAGGGGGCTTTTGATTATTGGATGAAAAGAACACCAAAAGAATACGACTTGTGGCTTGGGGGTGTTTACTTGGGGGTTATAGAAGATGGCATAACAAGCCGATTTACGGGTATGTCATTATACCGATGCCATTCATTGTTTTATGATACGTTTTTAGAAGCAGAAAAATACGAGCAAATAGATATAGCATTAGCACATAAAGGGCTTTATAAAGTATGTGAACCAATGGTAGTAAGACAGCATAACGGGTATAGCGATAATGAAAAGAGGCACATGAATTATGACTTTATGTTTAGTGAACGAAGCATTTACAAAGAAAGCGTAGAATATTATTAACTTTACTAACACAAACCAAACTAACAAAAGGTAATGGAAACCAATTATCCTTATCCAGACGATAATATAGACCCCCGCAAAAAGACTTTTGATTGGATTATCCAATACATGAAGGCGGCATGGGCAGATAGCCGTAATTACATGCCCAGTGTCATGCAGTTTACAAGCAACATAAACCAGATGGCAGAGCGTAAACAGTACGCAATGGGTAAGCAATCCATTACTAAGTATAAACTTGTTCAGGCAGGGGATGAAATAGAAGATAATACCGATCTTAATACCGATGGTAGTGTACTTGCTATCATTCCTAAGTTCAGAGAAATAGCTGTATCAAAAGTAATGCAGCGTGAATATTATGTAGAAGCATTTACGGTTGATCCATTAGCAAAGAGTGAAGAAGATGCATACTTTAATCAGCAGAAAGCTAAGATTATTATGCGTCAAATGGCGCAGGAAGCGGGTTCTGAATTAGCCAATACGCCCGCACTTAGGCAGCAAAATAAAGAGCCGGAAGATTTAGAGCAACTTCAGATACAAATGGATTTCGGGTATAAGCACGTAATGGCAATGCAGGCAGAAGAAGGGGTTCAATTAATATTTGAGCAAAATCAAATGCCGCAAGAAAGAAAGGAAACTATCGAATGTTTATATGATTGGGGTATCGGCGGGTATAAAGCATGGATTGACGAAAATGGTATGGTTAAATTCAGGGCGGTAAGCGGGGAGTATGTAATAACTTCTTATTGCCAAAAAAGCGATTATTCAGATGCAGTACATATAGGGGAAGTAATCTTTGTTTCAGTAGCAGATTTAGCCCCATATTTTAGCGATGGGCAAAGGGAGCAAATAGCAAGGAATGTGGCAGGCAGATATGGCAACCCTAACGTGTTTGATATGAAGATTAATCGTTGGTGGGATAGGTTTCAGACAGCCGTTTTAGACCTGCAATTCTTCTCTTACAATACGATGGTGTATGAAGAAACAATAGATGGTAGAGGTAATCAAAGATTTGGCAGAACAGAATACAATAACATACAATACATAAGTAGAGATGAAGACATGAAGGGTGGTGAAGCCTTCCCAAAATACATGAGTACAATGCGTAAAGTAGTGTATAAAGGTAAATGGCTTATCGGTACTGAATTTATGTATGATTATGGATTGAAAGAGAATCAAAACAGAAAACTATCTTCATGGTGGGATACTCAATTAGATTATGTATTAGGGTCATGGAGTTTTTATAAGATGCAGTTTTCGGGTATAATGGAAAGATTGATACCGCTTGCAGACGCATATCAATTAACATGGAGAAGGTTACAGACATTTAAGAACAAGCTGATACCTTACATGATTGAACTTGACCTTACAGCATTGGAAAAGGTAGGGCTAGGGAAAGGCGGTAAGGATATGACACCTCAAAAGATTTTGGATTTCGCTTTTAAGAACTTCGTATTATTGAAACGTACTACTTCTGAATTTGGCAACAATCCTAACTACAAAGCAATAGATATTCAACCAACCGGAGAACTATACGCCTTCACTCAATTATATGCAGACCTAGATAGGTTGTATTTAATGATACAGCAGATAAGCGGATTGAATGAATTAACCGATGGCAGCACACCTAATGCAAAAACACTTGTACCAGTAGCCAATGCAGCAGTACAAAGCACCAACAATGCATTATATCTAATAACTGAATGTGAAAAGAGATTAATAGAAAGGCTATCAGATATTATAGTACAGAAAATACAGATAGCAGTTAAGATAGGTAAGGTAGAAGGGTATGCAAAAGCATTAGGCAGTAGCACCGTTAAATTCTTACAGATAAATCCTGATATAGCATTATGTGAATTAGGTATTTTCATAAGAGATATGCCAACAGAAGAACAACGTATGATGTTATTGCAGGAATTGAATATAAAGGACAGCAATGGGCTAATAAATCCGGCAGATAAAATCATTGTGCAGTCTATGGTCAACTTGAAGCAAGCAACAATGTATTTAGCCTATGCAGTTAAAAAGAGACAAGAACAACAGCAAGCGCAACAGATAGCGTTAGTGCAACAACAGGCACAAGCCAATCAAGAGGCAATGATGGCGGCAGAGCAAGCCAAGCAATCAACCATGATTTTACAACATAAGTTCGTAATGGAAGAAATTGCAGCAAAAGGGCAATGGGAATATGTAACGCAAATGGGCAAAAAAGAAGGTGATCTGGAATCGGCAAAAACGCAGAGTTCGGCAAAGATAATTTCTGCACAGATAGCAGCGCAAGCAAAACAGGTTGCAACGGCAATAGGGTAAGAATATTACATATTGCCTCAAAAATATTTGGTAAAAGGAAAATTCGCTATATTTACATTCGTAAACCAATTCTAACAGCAGATGTCCGATTTGAAAATTAACGGTTCTGGAACATTATCAGATGCATTAGCGAGAGATGCAGTAGCAATTCAAGAAACACTTGCTCCACAAACAGAAGTTCCAGTAGAGACAGCAACAGAAAATACCACAGATATTTCAGTTAATCAAAACGGTGAATTGCAACAAACAGATGCAACCATTACTGAAGCTGTTGCAGAAACTAAAGAGCCGGAAGAACAAATTTTCGATTTCGATTCACCGCTATTTAAAGATTCTGAAAAGACAGAGCCGGATGCCGCCACACAAACACCTTCCGCAATAACATGGCAGGATGCACTTAAAACAGTTGACAGAAAAGAATTGCTCAAATATTTAGATATTGATGATTTCGCTATCGAAATGAACGAGCATATCAAAAAAGGCGGCGCACCAGTAGATTATCTAAACGCAAAAGCAGTAGATTGGAACAGCGTACCAGATACAGATTTAATTATAGGGGAAATGAAAAAAGAGTTCCCCGATGCAACACCAACACAGTTACAAAGGTTATTCAATAAGAAATATAGCCAAACAGATTTATCGGATGATGATGATAAAGATGATGGCTTGCTTTTAATGAAAAGCGATGCAAGGAAATTACGTGCAACAAAGGTGAGTGAACAGAGTAATTTCAAGATTGCCGAACCAAAACAAGTTCAGCAAGCAGCGCAACCGGAAATTTCAAAAGAACAATTAGAAAAAAGGGAAAGATTTAATAAGATATTTCAAGAACATGAGGCGACAAAACACCTAATTAACAATAAGAGAGTTACGGTTAATTTAGGGGAAGGGTTAAAACCTTTCAGTTATAATGTTGACCCACAGGAAGTATTCAATATTATGTACGACCCCGAACACAACGCAAAATACGGTTTGACGAAGACGGGAGAGCCAGATGTTCAACAAACCTTAGAAGCAGTTCTATTTCGCATGAATCCGGCTAAGTTCAAACAGGACTTAATCAATTATGGGAAAAGCTTGGGCGAAAAAAAAGTAGTTGAAGAAGGGCAGAATATCCAAAAGCCTGGACAGCAAACACGCCCACTTACTACCACAACCGATTTAAAGACTTTGTTCCAAACAAATGCAAAGACAGGGACATTGGCGGGCAAATTAGGTTAGGGTATTTTTTAAGGTACAATTTTATTTATTTTTTAAACCAACTAACAATGGCATCTCTTAGCTATATCAACAAATCGTATGTGTCCGCACTTGATCCAGTTCTCGATACAAGGGAAATTAACAGGAAAGTAGCCGATCTTTACAACGAAAACGGGCTTACCAAAATATTAGGCGTAGGCGACCGTAAGAAACCTATTACAACGGGGCAACCTTTATACCGCACATTCGTAAACGAAAGTCTTTTCAAGAAACTTGATACCACAGGCGCAAGCGTAGGTACTAACACTACCCCAACTATCACAACACAGGCTACAGCAGCAACAAGCGGTTACACACAACCTGGAGACTTGGTGATATTCCCTACAAAGAATATTATCGGTTATGTATATGCTGTAACAACAACTTCCGGCATTGATGCTCTTACTATCAAATCTGTATCCGGCGCAAATATAGCTACTACCGCAGGCGACCAGTTGGGGCTTATCTCAATGGCATACGGTGAAAGAGCAGGCGCACCACAGAACGTAAGGTATGGCGTAACAAGTTACTTTAACAAGTATCAGATTTTTCAGATTACTTGCCAAATAACTGACGTTCAGAAAGCCGCAACGGTAGAAGTAGAATTTAATGGCAACAACAAATGGGCTGTAAAAGACCAGATTGATAAAGCATTAAAATTGCAAGGTGCTGTAAACGCTATGTTCATTGCAGGTGATATGTCTGTAACATCATTTAGCGATACTAACCCTGTTTTGACTGACCAAAACCTGCCATCAGACGGCGGCGGCGGCGGGCCAGTTCAGACCACAAGAGGGGTGAACAAGTACATTGAGCTATATGGTACTACTTTGAATCCTGGTAACGTTTCCTTCGGTGCTATTGACGATGCGCAAGATAATTTACTTGCAAGCCGTTCACCAAAAGAGCAGTTGATTATGTGTTCATCTAAAGTTCGTAGGGCTTATGACACATTCCTTAAAAACTTGGGTTCAGCAGGAGTACAATCTGTTCGTTTAGTAGTTGATGGCAAAGAAGTAAACTTCGAAGTTGACAAATGCGAATACGGCGGATTCATAATGAACTTCGCTACGATGCCAATATTCGATCATCCGGTTATGTTCTCTTATACCAATATTGTTAAGAGTGCTTTCTGGGTGCCTTATAACGAACAAGTTCCTATTTATGGTGGTGGTTATGATCCAGCAATGCAGGTTCGCTACATACCAAATCCTGAAACTTACGGTACAGATATGATTGGTGAAAGCCATTCAGGTACATTATCTCCTATCAATCCTAATGGACACATTCAGGAATGGAAGACCGTGTACGCTACACGTCAAGGGTTTGAATTTATAGCACCACAGTTTGCATTACGCCAACAGGTAATAGCTTAAAGCTTTTTAAAGGGGGGCATACAGTCCCCCTTGCTTTATATAAATTATATATTTTATGCAGCGTCTTAAAAACTTCAACAACATTTCCGATAAACTGTATAACAGCATTCCTAAGTTAAAACAAGGGGAAATAAAAGTGTTTCATATGCTTAATGGCATAGCAAACCCTGATCCTGATATTGACGAAAGAATGAAACGCCCCGTACTATACGGCGCAGTACAGTTACGTACATGGGCAAGGATAAGAGACCCATTTATCAAGAATGAAAAAGGGGATGAAGTTGGTGGTTATGTGGACATTGGATTGGTTAAGGACTTCGACACAACAACAGAACGTCCTTCAAGCTTTAAAACAGTTGTGGTTGGAAAAGTAGCTTCTGAAAGGGGTGCAGGATATTTTACATTGAATGGGGATAGGATAGAGGATGCTGAATTGTATGAGATACTTTATTTAAGCCCAGAAAACAAGCGTAACAATACCACCGGAGATGCTTTGTTTGAAGAAGTAGAAGCCATAGATGAAAATGAAACAGTAGCCACCGATTTAGGGTTGCTTTCATCTGCATTAGAAATATATAATTCTTTCAATTACGATGATTTGGAAAGGACAGCATCTATATTAAAGATTGATGCTTCTTTAGGTGCTAAAGCGTTAAAGACAGAAATAGGCAAGGTGATAAAAGCCGATCCTAAGAAGTTCTTGGCTATTGCATCTGAAATAAACAGCCGGAAAAAGAATCAAGGGAAAGCAAAAAATATAAAGCAAGAAGCGGTTTTGGAAGGAAGCTAATACTTATTGTGGCGGGGGATGCTTTTAAAATTATTTGTTCATTTTTAAAAATCTCTAATGCCATTTACAGCATCGTTCACCATTAGCCAAACTATTGCTGGATCAACATTTACCATAACAGATATTTCAAATTATGGGGATGAAGCAAAGAACACATTTACTGCAAGAAGATTGTATATCTATTTGTGGAATGGTTCTACGTATAACGCTTCTGGTACAATAGATACTACTCCAACATACATTGATTTTTCATTTGCAAGCTATCCATCAGATGTAATTACTATTCCTATTTCAAGAGACTATGCTTTCATAGTTACTCTCTCATTAATTACTTCAAACCCAATATCAGGGAGTACGTATAGTGCTACCGAGTATGTGGGTTTTTTGTTTTATCTAAAGCAATTCAAATACCAGTTAATGCAGTATGCGGCTGCACAAAGAGGGCTATTCTCTAATGTCAACTTTTTTGGCAGTACACAGAAGCTAAATGTTGATATAAAAGGTGCTGAAAGCGCAATAGAAAATTCGGATGTATGGAACGCACAGAAGATGATTGATGAAGGATATAAGTTGATGAATAACCCCGTTAATTTCTACTAATGCCAAATGCAAATAATATATTGGAATGGATTGAGATAGGTAAAGTGTGTACTTATTTAGCGGCATCCGATGTTAAGAAGCAAACTTTTTTAGGCACTAACGTAATGGATAAGTTGCAAGCCGAAAAAATATACTTAGTAAATGATTCTGTTGAATGGGGTTATACCTATGATAATAACACAGCAGCACTTGATTTAGTTAATGATTACCAGATAGCCTTATGTGGTAAATATACAGCCGCAGCAAGAGCTATTATTAGCGGAAGTTCAGGCGGTAGTACGGTGGTGGTAATTGGCGATGGCAATACTTGTTATACTGTTGCATGGAATAAGGTACAATTAGTAATTGGTGATCCAGCAGCAGCAATACCAACAGGTTTCACAACGCCAAATGCAGGTGATAATACTGTTATTATTCCTTACGGGGTAATGCCTAATTCAGAAACAATTTTCTATCAAGGGATTTTCGTTAAGAAGAATCCAAGTGATGATTTTAATTATACGCCTTTTTATAATGGCACGACAGATACCACTTACGTATTTAGCCAGGTATTCGAAGATGGCTTTAGTCTTGAATTTAATATAGCTCAAATACTAAGTGTAGGTAATTGTGGTGGCGGTTCGGCTACTGGTGGTACGGGGTTATTGTCAGTAGTATTTACAGTAACAGCAGATGGCAACACTATAACAGTACCACAACTTGCTAACGGGGCGGTATTTGTTTTAGCTATTAAGGGGATGCAGCCATTAGATACAACCTACGTTACACAGACAGATGATGTACTTGATTTTAGTGCAGTAGGTGGGGTAACATTAAACGAAAACATTACAATATTATATCTTCCAGCATGAGTAGAGTAATTGCAATCATATTATTTTGTGTGTGTGCTGCAAGTGCAAATGCGCAAAATAAAACTCTTATAAACCCACCAACTTCAGGCAAGAATACCATCAATCACTATGCAGATGGGTTATTTGCCGATAGTGTTCAGTTCTTCCCAACTGGTTCTGGTTACCCATCCATCAACATGGCTAATTATATGTCTAAAGTAAGTTTAGGCGCATTACAGTATGATGTTGCAAATCATATTTGGTGGAGTTTTGACCCATCCACAGGTTTATGGGATACGCTATCAAGTAGCGGGGGTGGTGGCGGGGGTGGTGAAACAATTCTTCCGGCTGGGCCTTTTGTAACATCAAATGTCGGTATAGGGTATGATCCAGGCACTAACCTAACAGCAGCCGAAATTATTCAAAAAGTTTGGTATGGCACAAGACCATCAGCGACATTAACAGGTGGAACTACTATTGAATTAACAAGTGCTTCAACGGTAAGTCAAACATTAAATTGGGGGGCTACAAGGCAAGTAGGGGCAACAACATTAGCAACTATTGTAGTTGCGGGAGTATCGCAATCTTTTTCACAACCAGTAGCAGGGGGAACGGTTTCGGGAACACAAGCCGTAAGCGTTCCTGCAAATATATCAACAACGTACAGCAATGTAGTTACTGCTTCGGATGCGCAGACAATAACGGCAACAACCACATTTAATTTTCAGAATAAAATTTATGCAGGGTTTGTTACATCTACTTCACCAACGAGCGCAGATATACTTGCGGCAACAAGCAGCACGTATGTTGGCGGTAGGTTTTCTACATCAAAAAATCAATCGGGATCATTAACAACACCTAGCGGGGCTAAGTATGTAATGTTTGCTAACCCTGTAAGTTTTGGGATACCAAATGTTGTTATTAATGGGCTTGGAGTTATTTATACGATTTCGATACTTTCTTTTACTAACGCAAGCGGGTACACAAGCAACTATTATGTTGCTATAAGCCCATTTGTTACATCGGGGGCTATTGATAGTTATGTGGTAAATTAAATATTATATGCGTAAGGTATTAATCATATTATTTCTTCTTGTTTCCTTAGTTGGCTTTTCGCAAACTAAGATAACTGCACCACTTGTTCGAAATTTTCCAACAGATACAACTTATTGGATGGTGCAAGATAGTTTGCTGAAGGGCGGCTATATGGTTTTTACGCATATTACAAACAGAAATGCTTTACCAAATTCGCAAAGAAGAATAGGATTGTTATGCTTTGTAACAGATAGCTCGGTTTTCTATCAATTACGTGGTGGGATAGACAATGGTAATTGGTTGCAAGTTTTGGATAGTACAGGCGGCGGCGGTAGTGGCACAGTAAACTTTGCAAATCAGGGTACTTCTCTTAGCGGCGATACTGTTCAGTTAGGGGGTTCTTTATATAAAAATGCAACCATAACAACAGATGATTTTGGCTTGTCACTTTCTTCTTCATCAATAGGTATCCCATTACAATCTTCAAGTGCAGGCAACATTGCTTTTGCGGCAACAACACAAACAGGGGCTTATGCGGGTTCATTCTACACTAATCCGGTTGCAGCCAATACGGTTGCGCCAATACTAAGATTATATAACACAGGTACAGGAGTAGGGGCTAATGGCATAGGGGGTAGTTTAGATTTCGCATTGCAAGCCACAAGCGGCAACGTAGTTTCAAACCAATTAATAAGCAGTCTAACAACCGCTACTGCATTATCTGAAACATCTACATTTTCAATTAAAGGGGTAAGCGCAGGCACAGCATCAACACTACTCACATTAAATGGCGATGGCGGGTTACAACTTAATAAATATACAACAGGGGCTTTTCTTGGTACACCAGATTATATATTAGGAACAGATGCAAGTGGTAATGTAATCCAATCATCAGTACCAACAGCAAACATCATATTGGATAGTGTAGTAATAGTGTTCGATGGATTAAGTTCAGAGACAACATTTGCATTAACACGTCCAAACACAGGGTTTAAGAATTTAGAAATAGCAGCAGAAGAAAGTGATGCAGGGGGATTTGCACAAAGCTTTAATCAAGCAGAAGGCATATTAGATTGGCAAGTAGCAATAAAGGGTTCGAAGAAATTTTACATCACTTATTATTATTAGGGAATGAATATATGGTAACCCCAAAAAAGATTTTTATTTTATTATGTTCTTTGATTTGTTTTATTAAAGCATCGGCACAATTACCGCTTGATACGGCTGCCTATAACCATACTATAATTGTAGTTCAGAATAAACATTATATCACAAGTTGGGGGCAATTTGGAAATTTTGATACAAGTATAGTTCAGGCGGGTACAAATTTGGGCGGGGCATATATTAAAAAGCAAGGCACAGCACAACAGCACAAGGTATTAATCAATGAAGGTGGAATGTTTACTATGAATGGTGTTGAAATTGATGATTGCGCATATTTGGATTTTATAGGGTTGGGTAGTGCAGATGCATACGGCATTAAAATGAATGCACAGAACAATGGGGTAGGGATACCGATAAATGGGAAATGTCATGATCTGCAATTCATAGGAATAAATATAGATGGCGGCTTTTCACAAGGGATTACCGCTAAGATTGAGGCTAATGATTTTGCAAGTAAATATTTATGTGATACAAGCTATGCATATTTTGTTCAAAGAAGAATTAGAATAAGTAATTGTAAGGTGAGAAACAACGGTAACGAAAGCGTATATGTTAATAGTACAGGGTGGTTTTCCCGTGATAGAGTAACGGGGAATGCGCCTTTTTTGGGATGCCCTTTAGGTAACACTAATGTTTTTGATGGGCAAAACAGGGCAGATACAATTACCAATTCAGGGACAGTAACCAATAAAGCATATTTAGACCCCGCAATAGCAGACCCCGCTAAAATAACTGTATGGTCTGGTGTTATAGCAAGGATTTCAGGAACAATAAGCGGGAACATTGTATTATCCGGTTCAAACAATGGCACTACCTATACCCAATTACAAACACAGCCTTTAACTAATGTAGCAAGCAATACCTATACATTTAATCTATCCACAAGAAGCAATAATTACTTTAAGATAGATGTGGTAACAAGTGGTACTATGTCTGCTACATTAAAGAGCTATGTTAGTTTCAACTATTTCCCACCTGTAAGTGATTCTATATTTATAGATAGTAACGTGTTTATAAACCCAAGACGAAGTGCAGTAAATTTTAGTAATATGTCTCATGGGTTTTATAGAGGGAATAAAGGATGGCATTTAGGTGGAGAATTAAATGGGGCGCAAGGCAAAATGTTGGCAGCAGGCGGCAAATTGGGTTACTTAGGAGATACCACTTATGTTTCAGGCAATAAATGTTTTGGTTCATGGAACAATAATTTCTGGTTTGTGGCAGAAGGGTACATTGTATTTGAAAACAACTATGGGGATAGTTCAGGGTATTGGGGTACAACCAAAAACCCCGATCCGACACCAAGCACAGTATTTGGTGTAAGCGTTGGCAGAACAGTACCTACTACATGGAGAATATGCAATAATGCATTTTATTTTAATACAGCTTCACCATCTACGCAATATTCATTAAATCCAGGCGCACAGAATACAACCGCTAACGTAGTTGGGGGCAATACTGGCAATGTTGATATAAAAGGTACACTTGTGTATTCTAATAATTGTGGTGCAGTTGCCAATCAGCCACCAATAGTAAACGCAGGTAACAATGCAACCATTACTTTACCAACAAATTCTTATCAATTACAAGGAAGCGGTAGTGATCCTGACGGCACGATAGTAACAGTTGTTTGGACGCAGGTAAGTGGTGGAAGTTATACGATAGATAATGCTAACATATTTACACCAACTGTAAGCAATCTTACAGCAGGCACGTATGTTTTTAAGCTAACCGTTACAGATAACATAGGAGCAAGTGCATCAAAAAATGTTACTATAACTGTTTTGCCCGCACCTAACCAACAGCCGAATGTATCGGCAGGCGGGACAGTAGTTATAACGTTACCAACAAATTCTTATGCGTTTACTTCAGCGACAGCAAGCGACCCTGACGGTTCAATAGTTTCTTATTTGTGGACGCAAGTAAGTGGCAGTTCCTATACAATAGATAACGCTGCCATACTTCATGCTACTGTATCAAATCTCCTTGTTGGCACGTATGTTTTTAAACTTACTGTTACAGACAACGGCGGGTTAAGCAATTCAGACAACATTACTATAACTGTAAATGCCGCACCAAATCAACCACCAGTTGTAAATGCAGGTAATAATGTAACAATAACACTACCTACTAATCTCTATACAATAGCGGATGCCACAGCAAGCGATCCGGACGGAACAATAGTATCTTACGTGTGGTCTAAAACCGCAGGTGGTACTTATACTATAAATGACGCTACAATATTAAATCCAACAGTTTCAAATCTAGTAGCAGGGGTATATACATTCAAATTGGTGGTTACTGATAACAACGGGGCAACGGCTACAAGCAACATGAAGATTACAGTAAACAATCAACCAAATATACCACCAAATGTAAATGCAGGCAAAGACACAACATTGATTCTTCCGACTACATCTTATCAAACAGTAGCGACAGCAACAGACGCAGATGGAACGGTAACAACATACCAATGGTTGCAGATAAGTGGAACTACCGTAACTATAAGCAATGCTTCAAGTCTTTTGCCGCTTATATCAAACTTTGTTGTTGGTACTTTCGGGTTTAGCTTAACAGTAGGGGATAATTTGGGTGCTACCGCAAAAGATACAATATTTATTACTGTTAATCCGGCAGCGAATAAAACACCTTCAGTAAATGCAGGTGGGACAGCAGTAATAACATTACCAGTTAATTCATATCAGGTTACAGCCAATGCAAGTGATACGGATGGAACTATAATAGCATACGCGTGGACGCAGGTAAGTGGGGGTGCTTATACTATATCAAATGCTTCTGTTCTCAATCCTTTATTCACAAATCTATTGCAAGGAACGTATGTGTTTAAGTTGACTGTAACAGATAACGTAGGGGCAAGCAATTCTGATAACTTAACAATCATAGTAAACCATGCATTGAATATACCGCCTTCAGCTAATGCGGGAAGTGATAGAACAATAACGTTACCTACCAATAGTGTACAGATAAGTGGTACAAGCGCAACAGACCCCGATGGCAATGTAGTATCGGTTGCATGGACACAAGCAAGCGGCGGTTCTTATACCATAAATGATGCAACTATTTTAAATCCATTATTCTCAAACTTAACGCAAGGCACTTATAGATTCGCATTAACGGCAACAGACGATAGCGCACAAGTAGGTAGAGATACCATGAACATAATAGTTAATCATGCCTTGAATTTACCACCTGTTGTAAGCGCAGGTAACGATACAGCGATAACACAACCTGCAACAACAATAAACTTAATAGGGACAGCAACAGACCCCGATGGCAATATAGTTTCAAGTCTTTGGGAAAATACGGATGGATGCGTTATCAATACTGCATCTTCTTTAATTACTACTGCAACTTGCGCCACAACAGGCACACATCTATTTACATTAACAGCAACAGATGATTCAAGTATAAGTAGTATTGATTTTAAAATTGCAATAGTAAATCCAGCAGCCAATGTACCACCAGTAGCAATAGCAAGTAATGACACAACCATATATCTTCCTTTGGATTCGGTTATATTAACGCAATCAGGTACAGATGCAGATGGAACTATTGTAGGGTATTTAACCACTATCTACCAAAGTAAATATGCACCAGTTGTTGCAAGAGAAACAACAACAAGCCCCGCAATAAAAGGATTGCAAGCAGGGGATACAATAAGAGTGCTATTAAGAGTGCAAGATGATGATGGCATTTTTGCTTACGATACAACTAACATATATGTACTTGCTGATACCGTAAATCATCCACCAGTAATTGTAATAGATTCTAATATCAATGTAAGAATGCCTGTTCAATTCCTAAGCATTGATGCAAGTCAATCTTATGATCCCGATCCAGGGGATGTAATAGTTTCTTATAGATGGGTGCAGACCGAAGGTGATACTTCAATAGATATTAGTGGTGAAAATGGTTCTATAATGACGTTATCAAACTTGCCACAAGGTTTTTACACATGGATACTTACGGTAACAGATAATAGAGGTGCGGATAGTCAAGCAACAGTTAATGTAGTGGTATTGGCATCGGTAAGGGTTAAAGCAATTAAGGCAAAAAAGAGATCATAATGAAAAGCATATTATTAATATTATTTCTGGTTCTATCATCAATCTGCTATTCACAAGTACGGCAAACATTTGGTGCAGTAGCGGATAACTTGGATAGCCTTGTTACTCATGTAGGTAAGCACAATCAATACGTACTTGTATTAGGTAGAGACCATGCTTATGATTCTTTAGGAGGTGTTTATGCTTATGATACTGCTTCAACGGCAACAGTAATACCAAATATTATTTTTAAAGTAACGGGTAAAGATACGGGCAGGTGGAAAGCTGTTTATTTCTTCAATAGTAGTGCAGCAGAAAGATTTGGTATAGAAGATAATACTGGTATTCAGAATAGAGATATAGATATGGGTAATTTCTCTCTTTCTGCCCATAATGCAAGTGATATAGTATGGCAAAGTGGTAGTGATGCAAACCCAAGTGCAGGATTTGAAACAACCATAGACGGGGATGATCCACCAAACCATGCATCAACAATGTATTCATATAATGCAGGCGGCGATGTTACTCAATTAAGAGTTCATTCAGGCAATATTACCATTACCAATGATGCAGGTACATACCCTACTCTAACAAATGCGTATCTACCCGTTTCTGTAAATGGGAATTTCGCAGACAATACTGGTAATATAACAGTAAGTGGTAGTGGTGGTGGGATAGGGGCGGTTTACGCAGGGACAGGATTAACTAAAGATAATGATAGCACGTTAAGCTTAACTATTCCTGTTGCTATAAGTAGCGGGGGTACAAATAATGCTTCTATTTCAGTAACAAATCAGAATTTAATAATAGCAGATGGCACTAAATTAATAGGGCTTGTAAAAGGCACAAACGGGCAACATCTTATAGTTAATGGTTCTGGTAATTTAGCATGGGTAGATACAACGGCGGCAGGTGGTGGTGGAACGGTAACAAGTATTGCAACTACTTCACCAATAGCAGGCGGTACAATAACTAATACCGGAACTATATCTTTAGATACAACAACAGCAAGCG